TGACCAGGACTCGCAGCGAGCTCGGTGCGGACGACGCGTTGAGCGGTCGCAGTGTCGGTTGCGCCTTTGACGCAGCCGATGAAGTCCACCGCGGCGGGTAGCAATGCAACCCACTTGCGGCCCTCGAGCATCACCGTGCGCCCGACGATCTTTTGCTTGCCCTTGTCGTCGGCCTCTTCCTGCGTGTTCATGTGGGTCGTGTAGATCAGGTGGAAGCGATTCTTCTGCGCGCCGTGAAGATACTTCACCATCGCGCGCATCTCAGTCCCGATCCGACCGTAGAGCTGACGAGGATCTTTGAAGTTGTGGGTTTCGGTGAGCTCGTCCGCCATCATGGCCGTGAAGAACGACAAGCCATCGACGACCAAGGTCCGGTACCAGCCGGGTTGTTTCGCCGCCTTCTCACAGAACCACTTCAACTTGTCTGTCATCTCCTCCCAGGAGTCGCAGACATAGCAATCGATGTCGTGCCCGTGGAAGACCTTGTGACCCTCTTCCATGTTGTTCGTGAGCACGAAAGGATCTGCGAACGTGCCGGCAATCGTCGTCTTGCCGAGCTTCGCGTCGCCGAACAACAGCCCGCGAATCCAGACGTCTTCTTCGGCCGCCGTGGCGCCGTTATATGCGTAACCCATGTTGTCCTCTCTTCGCCTTACTTCTACAGATCAGAACGGTGCGACTAGACCCAGCTTGACGCTGTCGTTGCTGACGTTGATCGGGGTGTACTCGAGCCCATCGGGAAGGTTCTCCCAATCGATCTTCTTGCCCTGCATGCAGATAGACGTGTAGTCGCAGCCCTGACCGGGGCTTTCTGCGTAGCCGTAGCCACAGCTCCAGCGCCACTCCGGCCAGCCCATCGACTCGTAAATGCCACGGCAGGCCCAGAGGCACTTGACCATGCTCATGTAGCGATCGAGACCCTCGTCGTCGTCGGCCACGGGCTCGTTGAAATGATCGGGCTCTTTCTTGTTGATCGAGATGTCCACCAAGACAGCCATTGCCTTGTCGCCCCACTCTTGGCGTGCGAGGAAGAGCTCGCCGAGGTATTGCCCGCCAAGCGGCAGCCGCATGATCTTGTACGTGTCGGTCTTGCTCCAGTGCTTGAACTCTTTCACGTAGATCGCCTTGGAGCGCTTGTGCATCAACACGCAGTCGAGCCGTGCCGTGTACTCGAAGTCGCCGAGCTCGTACTTCAAGGGGACCTCAGTCCCGAGGCACTTGTAGTTCTCGATGTCGAATGAACGCGTCGCGTCGATCCAGCTCAGGAACATCGTTTCCGCCGCCGCCACGTTCGCGTGATGCGAAGCGCAGTTCTTGCGGATCCGACTAAAGCCGTCCAGTGCAGCCTTCACACCTTGATCAGTCATCTGCGCGTCGTAGTAGACCTGTTTCGCCCAGTGACTGAAGCTACCGACGTCACGTGCCGTAGCTCGACGCTTGCGAATGCCCTCGATCTCTGCGAGATAGAAGCGCCTCGGGCACAAGCCTAACCTACTGTAGTAGGTCCAACCTCGACCTGAATGTCCGAGGTCTTGGTAGCCTTCGCCCCAGAACGCGATCTCCGGCGGGATCGCGTCGAGCTGTAGCGTAACGGTCACGCAGGTTCTCCCGGAGTCGAGCACCAAGGGCACACGAAGCCTTCACGCCACCGGATGCGCTCCAAGTACGAGCCACACGCGGCGTCGTCGGGGAAGAGCCGTTGGAACTCGGGAAGCGACGTCGGGAAGGGGAGGTCGGAGGTGGCCACGAATCAGACCTCCTCGGGGCACGCTGCGAGCGCCGTGATCAGTTGACACCCGCCGCAGCTAAAGCAGCGGTCGCCGTGCATCGCATCAGTGCAAACCCCACCCAGCATTCGCGCAGCGCGCGCGACGCCTTTGAGCGCCCGCAGGACACCAAGCAGCGGTGGATCGTCGGGTCGTGCGTCTTCGTCTGCGTAGTATTCCAAGATGACCGAGATATCCTCTTGGGTCAGGCGCCGAACGCGCTCCATCGTCTCGGCGCGTTGCTTGGCGCAGGCTTCCTCAAACTGTCGCTCGCGTTCGATTTGCCGCAGACCCGCGGCGATGTGGACGAACGGCATGAAGTCGAGAAAGTAGAACCCGATCAGACTCAGGCTGAGAAAGGGCACATAGGCTTCACGGCCTGCACAAAGATGCGGATGTTTCAGCCAAAGCTGCACGTTGGGCCTGTGGAGCGGCGCTCGCATCCGGTAATAAACGCGTTCCCATCGCTTGGCGGCTTCGTACTCCACGAGCCAGGCGGCGTGTCGCGCTTCCTCCTTCGCAGCTCCATCGGGATCGGCTTTGGCGTAAGCCGATGCGATCTCCGCGGTCGGTGTGTCGGACTGGTAGAGCGCCCAACCGGGGCAACGCTCGTTGCCGATGCCACCAAGGGCGCTCGCGATGCCGGCGGCTGGCACGCGACGCAAGTAAAGCGCGCGCGCCAGGTCTTTCGGCGCCACCGCTACGGCAACGGTCAGCGTCACAGTGCGCCTCCGAGATCTAGACGATCGCGATGAAAGGTGGAGTGGGAATACGCCGGTTGACTTCGTCCTCGTAGGTCTTGAGGACATTCAACAAACGCTTCATGGTGGATGGGTCTGCGCCGTTCTGGGAGAGACCCGCACCGATGCGATCTGCCGTCATGTAGAGCTGGAGGACACGTGTCGTCTTAAGCTGCTTGACGCGTGTACTTTCACCCTCGAGCTGGAGGATCATCTGCACGACTTGTTGATTCATGTGTAATCGTACTCCTCGCCTTGGAGGTAGAGCCGCACGTGGAGCGGTGAGCCGATGTAGTCGGGATGGAGCTCCGTGAAAAACACCATCGCAGACATCTCAGGGATCGGGAGATCCACACGATGGGGCGAATCCGTAGACGGTGGGAGAAGCGCAAGAAGAATTGCCGGCTTCTCGCTTACAATCAGACCAACAATCACAGGAGCGTCTACAGGCTCCCCGGTTTCAGCCGCTCGAATCTCCCAGTGGAACCTACGCCCGTGAAAAGGCTTCAACGCCTGCGCCGGATGACTCGCACGTCGTTGAGTAACCGAGAGCTCCAAACGATCTTGAAGCTCAGTCGTCCCCAACGTGCGATCTACAATCTTCACGTGGACACCTCGAATGTGCTTTGGGCTTTCGGGATCTTGAAGCCCTTGTGCTTGAGCACCGAAAGGAACTGAATCTTGTTCTTCCACACGAATGAGTCGTGAAGGACCGCCCGCATCGTAGCTTCGTCGAAAGCGCGCTCGTTGATCAGCGCCGAGAACTCTCGGCCCTGCTCCAGCAGGAGCTCAGCCGCCGTCCGATCCTCCAACCGACCCGAGCACGTGACGAGCATTTCCTTGCCCTGAGTCTTGAGCCGTACGTTGAGGGCGAGCCCAGGCCGCGGGACCGCGTTCGCCGTCATGGCCACGACCCAGTAGATGTCGTCCGCCGAGAACCCAAGCTGGCGCAAGGTCTCCCACGTCGCCCACGCCTCGAGAACCGACGGCGGATAGTCCCGCATCACCTTCACAGCACTCACGTGGACACCTCTGGAGCCTTCTTCTTGCGCGTGCGCTTGATCTTCACGGCGGCCTTCGTAGCTTCAGTCGCACCGTAGGCGTCGGCGATTTCTGCGACCTTACGCGCCCGCATGCGTTTCGCGACAGGATGAACCGGCGGTTCCATTTCCGCACGCGCCCGCACCATCGCAGCTTCAGCGAGTTGACGGTAGCGTGCCGACCGAATCGTGCCCGTGCGTGCCGCAGCAAGAGCCAAGTCGCCCGCCTTGAGAGCTTCGTACACGGCTTGCTCGATTACGGCGTCTTCATCGTCACGTGCACGTTGCGCAAGGGTCTGTAGATCTACGATGCCTCGTCGATTGCGCGCACGACGCATCTGGGCGTCCTGCCGATTCTTGTTTCTCATCTACTCGTCTCCTCGCGGCGCAAAGCTCCCGAACTCCTCGTCTTGGCTCCAGTGGAGGAATGTCACACCCTTGTGCTGAACCAGACGCAGGATCAATGGGCTGGCGTCGCAGTTCTCGCACTCGAATGCGATTGCGACGTCCTGCCGACGCCCCCGCCACCGCGGATGATCCGCAGGAAGCTCTTCGCGCTGCACCACACCGTGCTCGACCGTCAGCTCGTGTCCTGGACCGTCCTCGTTCACGCTCCGTTCACGAATGCGCACTGCACCAGAACGTAGGTACGCGTCCCCACAGTTCGGACACGAGATCGCCTCATCGCCATCGTTCCAGCCTGCATTGAACTGGACAGGTGTATCACCGGATTGCATTCAGTCCTCACCATGATCTAGGAACAAGTTGGTGTCTTTGAGCTCACGTGCATCGGCTAGATAAGCCAGGACGTCACGCTGGAGCTCGGCTTCGGTTGCCCAGTTGAGATCGACTTCGGACTTGCCACTCAAGATGAGCTTGTTGATCAACGTCTGCTTGCGCTCGACTGCCCGGAACAAGATCTCATCGAAGGTGCCGTTCATCGTCGTGTGGTAGCAGGTGACGGGGTGGAGCTGACGATCGCGGTACAAACGACCCGCAGCCTGGATGAGCGTTGCAGGCGGCCAGTCGTAGTCCACGAAGACCGCCGTGTGGGACGCGAGCTGGAGCCCGTCGATACCCATGCCAATCGACTTGTAGGTCGCACAGACCGCGTCAACGGTGTCGGGCTCGTTGATGAAGACATTCAGGAGGCTTTCACGGATGCCGGCGTCTTGTTCGCCATGCACGTAGATGGCGCGTCCGCTGGGAAGTGCCTTAGCGATGCTGGCGGCGATCTCTCGATACCAGCTAAAGACGACAGGCCGGCAGCCGTTCTCGATCAGGCCCGCCACGAACTCAACGACGCTCGGCACCTTCATGCGTGATGTGACCAGCCGCAGCTCGTTCATGCGCTCGAGGCTGGCACGGCCCAGGCTTCCGCCGCCCGCCAGGTACTTCACGAACGTGGCGACAGCAACACCATCGAGCTTCTGGATATCGTGCGTAGGATCGAGCGGAACCTGAACGTGCTGAATCGATGGAAGCTGGAGCTTCACCGACTCGACAGTCTCGACCACCATGATCGTGTCGAGTCGCTGCTTGAGCTCGTCCTCGTTCGTAGCTTGGGTCTCTTTCCAGTGTTGATCGATGTACTGTAGGCCGCAGTACCTCGCACGGAAATTACCCAACGTGCCCCAAGCGTGGGGCTCCATGACGTGGAGCGGCGCCCAGAGCTCGTTCGGACGATTCAGGATTGGCGTGCCCGAGAGCATCAGGACACGTCGTGCGCTCATCGCTGCAATCGTCGCCGCCTTCGTCCGGCGCGCGTTCTTGCCCTTGATAGCCGTCGCCTCGTCGAAGACCACCGTGTCCACGAGGTCGTATAGGTGAGGCGCCCAAGCGTGCAGAATCTCGTAGTTGCAGAAGATCCACGTTGCGTTGCGTGCCGCGTTCCTGGCTTGAGACCTATCGGGCTTCGTGCCTATGCAGGCGTACCAGGCCGGATCTTCCGCTGAGAGTAGATACCCGAGACGTTGAAGCTCACGCTGCCAAGAACCGCGGACCGACTTGGGCGCCACGACCAACGTCGCCCGGCCAGAGTGCTTGGCGATGACCGCCGCGGTTCTTGTCTTACCTGTGCCCACCTCGTAGGCGATGTACGTGGAGCGTCGGCGTAGAGCAGCCTCGACCGTCGTGAGCTGGTAGGGACGCAGGAGCGCGCGCGTCTCGACACTGAGCGTCTCACAAGCAGGCCCAGGACTGAGCTCGAGCCCAACAACGGGTGCCAAGTTCGCAGGCAACGAGAAGACGCTAGGACCCGATGGAGGCGCCTCTAACAAGCTCACGCCTGGATAGGCGAGCAGCTTGCTGCGCAACGTCGGCGGCGGGTCAGTCAGCGTAAAAAACATACCACTGCGGCCGCGCCTAGTGTTCATTGACACCAGCACTTCATCATCCTCTCAGGAATCACTGCATATCGTTCAATGACGATTGTTGCAACCGCAAAATCGCATAGTTTCGTAAGTACAAGAAAGCCCCCAGGTTTTCATCTGGGGGCTTGGTCGATTTAGGGCGCCGAGCTCGAACTAGGCGTGAGCGTCTTCACCTTGATCGTCACCATCACCGCTGTCGTTCAGCGCATCCCAGTAGGCGGCGAAAGCGTCGTCCACGACCGCATCGACGTACTTGGGCTCGTGCAGGTAGATCGGAAGCTGATGGGCCATCTGACGGAGCGCGTCGAGAGCTTCGGCGTCGTCTTCACCATCGAGTGCTTTCAGCACGTCGGGGAGCATGCGGAACTGGCGTGTGTGGAGCAGATGGTCCGCGAGCAGTGTAGCGACTTCGTGTCCGTCACCCTGATTGTGTAGACCCACCAGGATTGCGATCCACTCCGGCGTGATGAACTGGGGCTGGTCGAACTGCCGCAGGAGCTGCGCAACGACAGGCGGCGTTACCTGCTTTGCTTTGATCAGCCCGTCGATGTCCATGGGCTCTGCGTCGTGTTGCTGGTCTTGGCCGTTCGCATGCCCATTGCCGTTGGCTTGCCCATTGGCCTTGCGCTGCTTGATTGCCTGGAACATCGCGTCGAGGTTCTCGTCGGGGAGGTCGCTCAGGTAGTTCACGACATCGCGCGCTTGCGCCGCATCGTCGGGTTTACCGTTGCCACCACCGTTGTGTTGTCGATGCGCTTCGACCACGCCAGCAGTCAGGGCTTTCCGTTGATTCGCGTGCGAACGCATCCACTGGCTTGCTGCTTCGGTGATGCCGCTGATGGCGCGTCCAGCCGCTTCTGCGATGGGACTGATCTGGGGATTCGACTGTTGCATCTCGCCGAGTACGTTGGCCACCATGGAGGTCATCTCGATCTGGCCGCGTGTGCTCGTCTCCATGATCTTCGCATCGACGACGGCTTGATTCTGCATGACCTGCATGAGCTGCATGACCATCGTGTCAGCGCCGCGGTCTTTGTTGCTGGTCAGGATCGTCATCATCTGGCGTTGCGACTCTTCGTGCGCCTGACGACTCGCGTTCATCATCCCGAAGATGCCGCCGATGATTGCGGTGCCCACCGGGAGGATCGCCGGAAGCGCTTGAATCCACTCGCTCTGCTTCTCGGGCGGCTTGGCAGTCAGCTTCGCGTCGAGGTCGCGCATGGCCTGCGTGTGCGCATCACGAGCTTCCTTCGCTTCACGGTCGCGCCGCTCGTTGTCTTCCTTGCGCGCCTGCCGTTCACGCTCGAGATCTGCTTGGTACTGCGCCTGGAGTCGTTCCAGCACCGTCTGCTGCGCCTGGGACTCGAGCTTGGCTGCGAGCGTCTGGACGGTCTGCTGAAGTGCCGTGACCTCGGTGCTGGGACCGTTGGTGATGGGCGTCGGTGCGTACATCCCGTAGGGCCACGTTCCGGGCGGCGGTGCGGCTCCAGGCGGCGCGTAGGGGTAGCCAGGCGGGGGCGGATACGGCGGCGGATAGTTCACGTTGGGTGCTCCAGGCTGACGTACGGGCGACGGCCCCAAGTAAACCTTCCAGCGGAACGCGGGATACGGTTCATCGATCATCCAGACTTCGAGGATCCACTGACCCGACTTCTTCAGTCCCTGGAGAAAGCTCGGGAAGGTGCGGAGCTGCGCGGGGTCTGCACCGAACGTGAAGCGGTTCGTCTTCTCCGGCGTCTGCGCTGCGACCTCGGGATCTTGGAAGCCTTTGTTGTTCAGGCTGAAGTACGGGACGATCTGAACGTGCTCGGTGTCCTTGGGAATCAGGTCATCCCAGAGATGCTGCGGGAAGTCCGGGCCGTCGTGCTCGGGGATGCTCTTGCGCGGATTGGTCACTCGTACGCCTTCCGTTGGGCGAGAGGTGGAGGCGGGGGCAGCCCGAGCCACCGGGCGATCTCGTTCACTGTCATCTTGGAGATGGGCGTGCGTTGCAGGCTGAACGACTTGTCGCGCTGAATCGACAGCTTCGACTTCTTCAGGAGCACTTCGCGATGGGCTTCCCGGTAGAAGATCTCCTGCTCCAGCTCGATCGGAATCGGCAACGAGTTCTGCTCCAACTGGCTCTTCATCCACTTCAGACGGCGCAGTCGGAATCTCGGGGCGGCCATGGGGCACCAACGTCAAAGGTTGATCACGCCAGTTACGCCGAATCGGTGTCGGTGGCGGCGGACTCGGGGGTTTCGGTTTCCTGGCCATCTTGAATGTAGCTGTCGATCCAGGGATCAGTGACGGTCGCGAATACGTGCGCCGTGACGAGCATGGACGTTACACCGAGTGCTACGAGTCCGTCCAGCACGAGATCGAAGCCTGTGTGATGCAAGACCAGCCAACCGAGCAGCGCACCAATCCAGGGACTCGCACATCGCGGACAGTACAGCCACACGACAGCTTGACGTCCACGGTCCTTGAAGAGTTTACCAGCGGTCCACCAGATCAATGCCCGTAGAACTAGCAACGGCTTGCTCGACTGGAGCACATAAACGAGACCCAACGTAGCGGTCATCCAAACGAAGCGATCGAGCATCTACTTCAGACGATCCGCTAAAGATGCGTATTTGCCATATCGTTCGAGATCAAGTTTCAAAAACACTTCACCATATCGCTCGAGTAGCACTTCTGCCCTGGCGATAGCTGCGAGTCGTCTCTCCGGGGTGAGTCGAAGGAGAACCTTGGCGATCACGCCGGCTTCTGCTGTTACATCTACCAGCGGCGTCTCGTGAGCATCCACGTTCATTTACTTCTTCAACTTCGACCGAATCTTGGACAGGTACTCGCGGGATCTACTGAAGAACTTCCAGCCGCCACGTCGCGGGGTCCACGCCTCACAGTGCGCCATCGGTGAGCACGCTTTCTCGCCACCGCCTTCAGCTCCGAGCTCACAGATCCCGTACTCCTGGATCCCGATTGAGTTGTCGAACTCCTGCGAGGACGCGATGACCTTCCCGATCATTACCTGCGCGTCGGGATCGCGTTGGATCATCTTCTGACCCTCGGTGTAGTTGAAGTGCTTGCAGTTCAAGCACGGCCGGTCTTCGGTGTAGCGGCGCTCTTCTTCACGGGTCGGCATGACGACGCTGGCAGCTTGACGCAGCACTACACGACGTGCGCCTGTCGGTGAGCTCGGGTCTGCAACATTCGCGGTCCAGTTCATCGGCATCCACGTAACGTCGAGCTCTTCCTTCGTGTCGGGCTCTACGACTTTCTTGATCGCAGGACGGAGATACTGGAGCTCATCGAGATGCCCTACTTGCGGATTCGCCATCAACGCACCTGTTCGTAGGAGTCACACGTCTCGTGATCTGCACGCCAGTCCTGGTACTTCGCACACCAGACTTTGCGATCGAATGCTCCGGCGATGACTTTCACGTCTTCGTAGCCGTCGAGCTCAGCGCGACCGAGCATGAAACGCTTGCGGTTCAGTCCAACTTGCACGGGCGGACCATCGGGTTGCATTCCGAGCGGACCCTCGATGACGGGTTGCTGAAAGATCGGGCACGACGCGAGCACGAGTAGTCGCCCAGGTGGCGGTTTGCCTGCGTTTGCGCGGCATTTCGTGCAGTCGCCGTAGATCCAGCGTTGACATACGCGTATGCCTTTGAGGAGCCAATCCCACATCGAATCGGCATGAAAACACGTTGAGGTGAACTGGTCAAGCTCGCCGCGCATCGTGCGGCACCCGCGCGGGGTTGTACTCACGCAAGGAATGTGTGCTGTGGAGCAACACCCATGTGTGCGGTAGAGCAACACTCACGTGCGGGGTTTACCAATTACGTCGAATTACGTGAAATCGAAATCAGGGGGCGAATCGCCCCAGAACCCAGGGCTCTCTGTATATATATGTATTATATTTTTTTTTTTTCTATTTTACAGAAGCCCCCCTGTTACGTGTCACCACAGACACGTTTTACCCCTCTCGTGTAGTCGCGCCCACTGAATGGAAATGCTAATTCCTGCTCGAACGCGAATCCGCAACGTTTCTCGGTCGAAACTATGCGTGATTTCCGTTGCAGTTTTGCGATTGAGAAAGCTACTTGCTGTTTTTCGCGTAGTCGCGTGCAACACTTTCACGCTGCTCCGGCGTGATGCGCGTACTTTCACCTACAACCGCGAACAGGGCCGGAGCGAAGTCGCGATGGTAGTACAGTGTAGGTGGCGCTCCCCGCTTTCCAGTGTGGAGCTGCATGCGGAGAATCTCGCGATCACGTACGAGAGCTTCAACCTCTCGTGCGGTTTCGACGTGCTTGCCGTCTAACGCGATAGCAATGTCTCGAACGGTCATCCCGTTGGGTTGATCTTCCAGTACATGCCATACCGATCGAACGCTCATGTGGCACAGATAGACCATGGCGCGTTCGACGTGCGCATAAAGTCGAACGGCTGCTTCGTAGTGCGGTGGCTGAACTAAAATCGTTCGGATTGTGCTGGAATCTGTACGACCAACGCCAGCCAGCACGGCGGCAATCATCAGGATTTGAGTAGATCGTCGGCCAAGAAGCGCTTTCAGGATGGGTCCATCGTGTTGGTGCTCCAGCGCAAACGCATGTGCAGTTTGCATGTGAAGCGCGTGTGTTGCAGCCGTATACACGATGGTGCCACCACCTAGCAGTGCCAACGACCACTCCATGAGCGATCGAACAATCGGTACAAGCCGAGCTCCCTTATAGCTATTCAACTCGTACCAACGAGGATCCTTGAGACCGGGATGCTGCCAACCCTTGGGTGTCGTCAGCCACAACATGCGAGAGCTGAAGCCACCTGCGAGTTGTTCACGATCTAGAAGTCCGTGGAGACGATCCTCAGTTGAAGCGAATAGAGTTGAGAGCGCGGGTCTGAGAAGCACACCCTTGCGCGTATCGGTATTGAACTTCGACTTACGAGTGTTGAGTTGGTAACGTCGAACTTCGTTTCGTTGATCCCAGCAATCGATGAGATCTCCCGTGAAGTAATCGTGCTTCTTAGCGCGAAGAAGAATCTCTCGAAGCTCATCGTGTACTAGTAGCCCGACGGTTCTAGGAGGTGCACCACCGATACGATATTCACGTTGTTCGAGAGTTGCGCTCAAACCTTCGGGTGTTCCACGAAAGTCGAGAATCGCTGACTGCTCGCCAAGCGTTGAGTCGTCAATGACGCCTTGATTTCGTGCCTTCTCTTCGTACTGCTGCACGACATCGCGCAATAGGCTGATCGCTTGGCCTTTACCTTCTGCCGAGTTCGCGATGATGCTCCACCAGAGCGCCGGTCGCTCTAAATGGCCTTCATGGATCGTCCAACCGCGGCGTGCGAGCTCGAACGCCGCGAAAGCAAGTCCGCAGGCGACGTGCCACATGGGTGGACTAGGTACGAGCTCGCAGGCTGTTTCAGCGTACTGCTTCAGCCAACCGAATGGTGGGATCGGTTCGCCGTTTAGGGTTGTACGCGGCTTGACAGGCTGATTCGGGTCCAGTACATCGTCACTCACTCGAGCCTCCGTGCCGGGAGCCGCTGAGTCCTCTCAAGAGACCCCGTAGCCGTCGCTGGCTGCGGGGTTTCGCCTTTCTTGGGCTACGAGGTCAGCATGGTTGGGCGCTCGTTCTGCCCCGGAACAGCGCACCTGTCCAGGTAGTCACGATGCTTGACACCTGGGCCCCGAACTGCGAGTCTGTTCATCAGCGCCGCGTGTAGCGTGAGCGCCGAGGTATGTCTTGAGCGCCACTGCCCTAGCGAGGACGCCCCACCCGACGCATCATCGGCGCTCGCACGACATCAAGAGCCACACGGATCGGATCTGCGAGCAGATCTCCAAGTCCGTGCGGGACCCGCGCATGCACCAGCTCGTTGCTGCGCTCATGGCCGGCTACTCGGGCTTCGACCTCCACGACAATCTCGTCTGGAGCTACCCGCACCGTGCTTGGATCCCTGGCGGCACGGGCGGCGTTCGTCACCTCCGACTCCACGGCGCGGGCTCACCAGTCCAGAGCGAGAAGGATTGGATCGACCGATCCTTCTACACCGTCAAGAAGAACATCAAGTACGTCTCGGACGATGAAGTCCGTGCCTACCTGATTCACCACGGTGCGATCCCCAACGATGCGCAGAGCCGCCAGGCCGACGTGTTCCTCGTCGCGAGTGCGGGGCTGTACTTTGGTGTTGGCGACTGCGACGACCATACGATCGCGCATGACACGCTGAACGCGATTGCCGGCTTCAGAGTCGGGCTCGAGTGCGTGGCAACGGACACGAAAGAGTGGGAGCACGTCTTCGCGCTCGTCGGGCTACCGCGCGACAATCCGCGGGCTTGGTTCCCGCTCGACACGGCTGCACCCAACGTCAACCCGCGGCCGGTACCCGGTTGGCAGGTCAACGACTGCAAGGGGCCGCCGTACGATGGTCGGTGCGCGACGAACCGCTGGCAGCGAGAAGTACGGCTCTAAGTGCAAGCGGGGATCTATCAGCGCAATCGACCCCGCAATCTCGGTGCGCTCGCATCGGATTGCCAAGCGTGGGTGAACGCGAACTACGACTTCGCTGCGTACGATGCAGCTCGAGTTGCGCTGAGTGTCCATCGTCTCGCGAGACCCGTCGCGCCACTGCTGCGGCCTGCGACAGCTACATCTCCAGCCGTCTACAGCATCGCCCTCTGGCCGCTCTATCTCCAGCAGACCGCTGAATGGGTTGCTCGATCCCACGGTTATCTGGAGCGTCTGGGGCGCACGATCAATCTGCCGCGCTACTGGGTGACAGCGAAAGTCCCGGCGTTGACTGCTGGTGGCATGACGCTCTATCCGAATCAGCTCATGTATTGGTTGACGAGCGCTGTTACAGGATCTGCCGTTGGACGTCGAACCGTACCGTGGCTGGTGAACCTCTGGCGCTCGGCGGCAGTCCTTCCGCGCGGCGAGGGTGGCGTGAGTGTTGCCGGCGGTTTTCGACCCGCGTTGACAGTCACTTGGTCTGTAGCAGATATCGGATCTGGGGGCCTTAATCCTGTTTACTGGGATCCATTTACGGCACGCGGCGTGCGAGGCGGCGAGTGGGGTGAGGTCCACAACCTCCGTTACCCGAACGCGCCGGCCATGGCCGATATGGTCGAGAACATGCTTCGTTTCGTCGAGGGCACGCCTCCTGATGCGATGATCAAGTACGCAGGCGATGAGTTTCAGCGTGTAGCGCTCGACCTGCTGTCACGGATCAAGCCGACAGAGACTGAAGCAACTCGAGCAAAGGTTGTCGCTGCTGTCAGTGGCGCCGCTGGCGTCTTGGCGGCAATACCTGGCGCGCAAGCCTATGCGGCGATCGTAGGTGCGCTGGCGTTCGTGTTGGGCGTGATCCCATTCGCTGTGGCTGAGCGGACGTGGTGTCAATCGCTGGTGCCCGTGCCGGAGCAGCTCCACTACACGCTCTGCCATCTCGGCTACCCGAACTCGGCGCGCGGCGTTCCGTCTCCACCCGACCCGTACATCAACGCGCCGCCCGAGAGCTGTGGTGGTGTAATGGCGGATACGGGCGTTTTCGTGCCGATTGACCCGCGTTCCCTGTTGAACGCTGCGAACACGGCGCCTCCGGCGAATAACAATGTTGTACATACGTCTAATGCCTCTGCCTGGGGCTGGGGCCTTGCGGCGCTGCTTGGTGCAGTCGCAGCGGGCCTGGCCATCAAGGCGTCGAGGTAGTCATGCGTGCGACGTTCGTGTTGCTTCTGGTAGGGTTGCTGGGTGGATGTGGCGCTGGGGAGGCTGAGCTCGACTGCACCGTGCCGTGTAGCCCGTGCGATTGCATCTACGCGGATGGATCCAACGAGCACTTCGACGGACTGTTGTGGTGCGAGAACAATGAGCCTACGGATTGCGTTTGCGATCCGACTGCCATCGTGAGCTGCGAAGCGGCTGAAGGGATGTAGATCATGTCGGGATGCGGCTGCAATCGGTGTGGAGGCGGACCAGCGGGTTGCGCGCAGAAGTCATGCGCAACCGGACCGCAGGGTCTCGGCGTGCTCGTCGCGCGGATGGACATGACGCCGCGGACCGGAGCGCAGCTCATGGGCGGTCGCTACACTCGACGGCGCACTCGAGGTGTCGGCGTCATCACGGTTGTCAGTCCGGTGATGCCGCGCGGCTACGAAGCACTCCAGGCCGATTCGCGTTTCTTCCAGCCGCAGCTCGGCGGGCTTCGTGGTCCTCGTCTGGGTGCGGCGACAGTGACATGGTCGATCGCGCCGCCGCAAGTCCAGGGCTGGGCGCGGACGCTTCGTACGCTGCGTGATGGGTGCGCTTGGAGTTCGGGGCGCACGTCGAACTTCGACTACCTGTCGCGCGGATGGGCAAGGCTGTCCCTGCTCGACTCGCTCATGTACTGCTTCGGCATCGGCCCGGCGTGGGAAACGTACGTCCACTGGCGCAACGGCACTGCGACCGACGCGACGCGGGTGCTCGGTGTGGTCAATGCGATCGTGGGCGCGCTCTCGAGCATTCCTGGTGTACAGTCGCAGATCGATCGTTTGCCGGCGCCGTTGGCATCGATCGTCAGCGCTGTGACGGCCGACTGGCGCATGACGGTCGCGGAACGGGACATGTTCCTCTCTCGCGACCGATGCCTGGCGAATGCGCCTTGCGACGATGCGGCGCATTGCCCGACGGTCCCGTTCACGCGCTTCTACCCTGGATCAACTCGAGACCAGGCGAACGGCATCCGCGGCTACTGCGTGGACGCCAAGGGGATGCAGGCGCTTGCACGTGGGTCAATTCCGACGGTTGTCGTTCCCGTTGGTGCGGGCGGCGAGGTCGGCACCGGCATGAGTCTCGGTGCGAAGATCGCCATCGCACTCGCAGCGGCGGCAGCCTTGACTGCGGGTGGGCTCGCACTCACCAAGCGCCGCGCATACGGCTGATGACCTCGCGTCCAACGCTGCCGTGGTCGCAACGGCATATCCAGGCAACCCTACGTGGGTCTGGAGTACCTGCGCGAAACGCAGTATGCCGTTGTGTGGGACACACGGGCGTGAGGCGCGTCAAAGCTGCTAGTCCGTGCGGCGAGCGGATCGTTGCCATCTGCACCAAGTGTGGCGGACAGAAGGGTTGATCGATGGGTTCTCCTTGGTTCAAACCCATCAAGAGCTTCAGGCGGCTTGGAGCTCCAGGCGCACCGCCGGAGCTCTCGCCGAGCACCGGACGACCTGAGATTGCAGCGGCGCTACGTCCACCGGCACCGATCGCGTCAATTGCACCGCCGCATACCATCTCCACGCCGTTGCGACCTACGCCTCCATCGCCACTGACAGTCATGCCGGGTACGTCCATGCATCCGGTGCGGCCAGGTGCACCTCCACGTCCGGGTGCACCTCCGGGCGCAAGGATTCATTCACCCGCACCGCCCGTCGTGCGGCCTCCACCTGTTGCACGCCCTGTTGCGCCGCCAGGTGCCAGGATCTTCACGCCCGATCCCACGTCTGCTCCACCCGCATCTCCACCGCCATCTCCACCACCTTCGCTGCCTGCATTGCCGGCATCGGCGAGCTCGGTGGAGCCGTTTCCTGCGGAGCTGTCTGAACCTGCGCCCAACGCGGAAGATGCTACGCCGGGGCGCAGGCGTGTTCGTGCTCGTCCGCGTCAGGTGCAGATCGCGCTAGTGACTACTGCGCAGGCACCGACCGTTGTTACCGAGCAGCCTACGAGCAGCAAGAAGCTCGCTGTGGGTGTTGCTGCGGCAGGTGTGGCCTTGCTGTTCATCGTCTTCGTCGTGCGCCGACGACGCGACAAGCAGCCTCAAGATCTACGCGGCTACGAGCCCAGTCCTGCTACCAATCCTGGGGTCGTACAGGGCCTTCCTCGAAAGCCGCAGTCAAAAGCTCGATCTTCCGCGCAAGCGCAAGGCTAGGGCTCCGCACTCCGTTACGCAGGTGCCCGACGGCGCCTTTGGTAATCTGGAGCTGGCGCCCGACCTCTTGGTGTGTGAGTCGCTGATTGGCGATCCACCTGCCAAACTTGCGACATCCACCACACCTCGCGTAATTGGTGGAGCTTCTCGAGTCGCTCGGCATTACTTTTTCAGCTCAGCAATGCGGTGTTGGCGTGCTCTCGCGCGTCGTGCGTCTTCGTAGCGCGCGACTTCTTCCCATGTCGGTGTGCGCGTTTCCATCGCCTTGCATCGCGTACAGTACCGCATTGCGCCGGGCTCCGCGGCCATCTCGACGAGATCGTGCGCCTTGATCGGTGGCCGCAGGCCCATCATCGACTGCGCCCACGCGCTACCGAATTGTAGACCTGGGAGACTTATCCATCGATGGCCGAGGATTGTGCAGCGGAGCGCACGGAAAGCCTCACGGATCATCACTTACTCCTGCGCTTCAGCTTGCCCGCGGGACTGCGCTTCACTCGTCTGCTCGGCGCCTTGCGCGAGTTGTATGGACGCGTTCTGTAGATCTTGACGCCCTTGTAGGTGCGTCGTTTGGGGTCGTATCCTGGGTAGTACGACCGCGAGAAGCGTTGGCGGGCTTTAGCCTGTAGCTTCGCAATGTAGATGGCGATCTGACGGGACGTTGCTACGGCGAGCTTGCAGTTGGTGCAGGTGATCACGCTGCGTACGAGGTGTCGGCGCACTTCGCCGGTCGTGTGGCCGTAGCAGTAGCGTTTCGCCATCGCCGACGAATCTACTGGACGTCGAGCTTGTCGTCTACTGCGCGTAGCCGCGGGTACAGGAACGTCTTGCTGATACGGAGCAACGCCCCGTAGTTTCATCGTCGTGCCGGACATTCTGATGGTCGATGGGATCGGTTCTCTCGGTGGGCGCTTTCGCACCTGCAAGAAGAGCCATCGGAAGTTCAAGGGCCGCGGGAAGAACCGCCGCTTCGCCGGCTGCCGCAAGGGCGGCTGGGTCTATCACCGTCGGGGCAAGGCCAAGGCGCGCCGTTCGACTGGACGTCGGATGGCGTTCAACCCGAACAAGATCTGTCGATTCGGCGCACCCGTCGCGGGCGGCAGTCGTCGTGGACGTTGTCCGACGAAGGCCGAGATGATGCGCCGCGCTCGTCGGATCTTCAAGCAGACGACGGGCATGTCGGCGCCTCGCGGCGCCTCGCTCGTGCAGATGAGCGTGATGGCGCAGCAAGCTGGCGTGAACCTCGAGAAGGCTGCGAATCGCGAGATGCGGGCGCGGCTGCACGAGATCGCAGAAGTGCGTGCAGCGCAAGCAGCTTCTGCTGCGGCGTCGCAGCCGCGGGTCTATGCCAACGCGCCCATGTCCTGGGCAGAACGGCAAGCTCGCGAGCGACGCGCAGCACAAGCGGCTTCTGCCGTACACGGATTCCGGTACTAGGTCGAGTCTCTGGAGGATCTGAAAGATGGATGAGATCAACGCAATCTTTCCCGAGCTCGGTGAATCCGGTTTCGGTGAAATCCGTGCACGACGGGCGGGGCGCAACTCGCTCCGGCTCGGTGGCCGCAAGCGCGTCTGCGTCAAGCGGACAAAGCGTGGCAAGTGCAAGAAGTGGGTGAAGCCCGTCTTCTCCGGCAAGGGGAAGAACCGTCGGCTCGTTCGCCCGAAGCGTGTCGCTTGCAAGTTCGGCGTCGTCAAGACGGGCCGTCGCGCGGGTCAGTGCCGCAAGCAACGCCGCGGTCGCCGTCGCGGGCGCAAGTAGTCTCGAGACTGAGATCAAGGGACACAGGAGAAAAGTTCAATGACCATCATGTCTCGTAGGCTCTACGGTGTGGGCGCATTCGGAATGTCGGAGCCGCTGATCTCTCCGGCTCTGGCCCCGATCGTCGGTGGCGTCTTGGCCGGGTTGACCACGCTCGGCATCCGCATGTTCGTCGATCCCGTTACGAAGGAGAACAAGGTCTCCGACGCGTGGCGTTGGGCGCCGGCCATCGGTGCGGGCGTCGGCGCAGTCGTGGGCGGCGGTGCTGCCTACTACCTCGGCAACGAGGACTGGATGTCGGCCCTCGGCGCAGCCGGCGGCGCAGCGATCGCCACGGCTCCGATGCTCGCGCAAGAGGTCTACCACCGCAGCGTCGCCAAGGACGCAGCGACGGTCCCCGAGGCGGCGACCAAGTGGGCGAACATCCAGCGTGCGCTCAGCGAGGTCTCGTCTGGCGCAGCAGCACTGACGACCACGACGACCGATGCCGGCGCGGGCGCGGGCACCAATGGCGTCGGCCAGATGCCGTCGCGAGCATGGGGCACGAACCCCATGTACACGCAGTAGGTCTGAGCAGATCTAGGTTTGGTGGGTAACACCACCATTTGCCCTCCAAGGATTCAAGCCCATGATCTCTCAGATTGTCAGCGCGGCTGGCAGGAAGATGGTCGCCGACCAGGGGCCGTACCCGCTCTACTCGACGGGTGACTGGCAACGTGGTTCGACCGACGACTTCCTGCGGCTGTTCAACTACACGACGGGCGACCCTGTCTCGCGGACCACGAAGACAGTCCAGACCGTCCAGCGCACCTCGAAGCTCCGCGACACCAACGTCGCGACCAAGGGCAAGATGGCGGCGCAGGAGGGCATGCTCATCACGTCGATCCGTCTGAAGCTGATCGAGCTTCAGGCGGCGCTCGTGACGGGTGCTGTGACCTACGCGGGTCAACAGCCGGCCGTGCAGCTCTTCAACATGGAGTACGCAGATCTCCAGTTGATGCTGCGCCTGTACATCTCGAACAAGCCGTACGAGGAGTCCGCGATCCAGTGGTACGCGGCGGGCTACGGCGCCTACGCGACGATGGCGGGCACGGCCGGTACCGTGACGTCGATCGCCACGAACGGCTTCCCCAGTCACGACGCTGCGCGCTACGTGCCGCAGCCGCACATCATCCTGCCGGACGAGAAGTACCACGTGGACATCCTCAACACGCTGGGCGCCGCCGTGAACTGGCAGGCTGCTTCGGGTGGGACGGAGTCCGCCACACAGATCCGGTTCCGCTGTCACCTCGACGGCACCAAGGTCCGCGACGTGGGCGTGCTCGGCGACAATCCGGCGCCGGACGCAGTCTACGAGAAGCCGATCATCTCCCCCTACAACGTCCAGGCGGGCTGAAGCCATGGAGCTCATCGCAATCCAGCAGGGCAGCCAGGAGTTTCGGCCCGACGAGTACGACAACTTGCCCCTGTGGTCCACAGGGCTCGTTGCCTCGGTTCTCGCGACGAATCCTCTGACGCTCTTCCACTACGGGATCGGGAACGCTGTAGCGGGTGACACCGCCACGCAGCCCGAGCCTGCCGATCTCATGGACACGAATCTGACCGACGACTCGGGTCAGATGACGGTCGATGAGGGCATGAAGGTGCTCTCCACCGGGCTCGAAGTCTTCGCAGTGGGCGACGCGCCTGCCGCGGACATCGACGCCGGCATGCGCGCGGATCGGCCGTTTCCGAGCGGCCCGGATCTCAAGCGCCTTCACCGCGACCTCCTGATCGCCTTCTACATGGGCACGCGCAGCTACCAGTACATGGTGCCGCTGGCCAACGTGGCGACGGGCTGGGACGTGATCCCCACGACGGCTGGTGGGCGTCTGCAAGACGCGCCGGCAGTCATCCGAGGTCAGGACGGCTTCCTGATCGGGTTCCAGGGCTGGCAGAAGATGGACAGCCATCTGCTCCACCAGCCCTACTACAACATCGCAGCGGACCAGACCTTCGGCGTGGACATCATCGCGCCGAATCTGGGCCAGGTGACGGGCCTGACCCGCCAGCACGAGCTCCGCTGCTACCTGTTCGGCCTTCGTCGCCGGCCCATCCGCTGAGTCAGAAGAGGGAACGACCAACATGGCCAGCATGGACATTGCGACGGCAGGTGGCGCGATCCAGGGCGTCCAGTGCGGCGCGGAAACGTATCGGTTCGATTCGTTCCGCGACGGCTGGCTCTGGAGCGCGGGCGAGGTCGAGGGCCTGGGAGCGACGCTTCCGGGCCAGCCCGACGGCCTTCGGCTCTTCAACTACTCGCGCGGCGGCATCGTGAGTCACACCGACGGCTTGACCCCGCGTCAAGCCGACGATCGTGACACCGACATGCCGCAGCCGAACTACATGAACGCGGATCAGGAGATGTGGGTCGCGTGCCTCTACCCCGAGGTGCTCGCGCTCACGAACGCGACCAACGCGGCTTCCGGTGGCGCGTCGAACATCTCGGCGTTCGCGCCGATCCCCTCGGCGAACACGCTGAAGTTCCTCGAGTACAACTGCTGCATCCAGCTCTTCCTCGGCGTCCAAACCGAGAAGACGTACATGGAAGCGCCGTTCGGCTACTTCGCATCCGCTGCGGACGCGATGTACTGCGGCAGCGGCGACAGCCCCGGCGGCCCGCAGATCAACGTCGGCAGCCTCACCTTCGCGGGCGGCTCTGCCGCACGTACGGGCGACCGGCTCTTCCACCTCGCGGCGAAAGACCGCATCGAGGTTCGTCTCCAGTTCCCCAAGGGCGGCACTGCCATCGCGGCGGGGACGAACTCCCTGGCGTACACGATGGAGCAGAACGTACGGATCCGTACCTATCTGCGTGGTCCTCGCGCCTTCCCGGTGCAGGGCGGCTCGGCACAGGGTTGAGGAGTGCGATGTGCGCCATGAGCCCCGAGTTCTCTGGGAGGTTGTCGGCCCCCTGAACGCGAACGAGGAACGGCGCTTCAGCCGGGAACGGTTCCGTAATCCGGGACCGTTCCCGATTGTTTTTACGCACGTTCTGATCGCGCCCTGTGGTATCGCCTACAAGTCTGGATCGACGACTTCATACGGAGCCAACGCGGCTGCCCTTATGAATACTCGAATCCAGCTTCGTGTCCCGCAGAAGTACGACATCCACAAGCTCTCGCTGACGCCCTACGGCATGACGCCATGTGCTGTCCGTGGGCCGACGCCCACACAGAGTTATGCGAGTTCAGTGCGGGGCGTCTACTCGTGGGTGTTCGGCCACGGGCACGACCTGCGTATGGCCGTCGGCGAAGAAGTGGCTGTCAGCTTCACGACGTTTCAGCGCAGCGACGCTGTTGCGAGTCCGATTCCGTCGGAAAGCCTGCGTCCGATCCTCGACTTCGCCTTCTGGCAGCGCTCGCCGTGGATGGGCGCCCGGTCTGTCACCACACGCTACGCGAACAACGTCAATCAGCAGATCCAGCTCAACATCGACAACGGGGTGAACCCGGTGCCGATTGGCGGCGACGCGGGCGCCTACGGGCTGGCGGCCGACAGCGAGACGGCGGGCCTGTATGCCCTCAACTTCCCCGGCACTCAGTTCGACCGCTCCAACGTGAGCATCGACAGAGCTACGCAGGGCGTGCCTTCGGCAATCACGGGCTTCGGTGTGATGGTCGATCAGATCGCACTCGATGACGCGGGTGCCGGTGTGGAAGTGTTCATGCCGCTCCACAACCTGGCGGGCATGGCGGTGTTCCCGACGGTCGATTCCGCAGGTCGGGGCCGACCCTGGTGGCAGGATTTCGCGCCGATCAGTTTGGTGACGCCCAGCATGAACGAGACGGCAATCGTCTATCCGCTGGTCTGCCCGATCCGGCTCATGCCTGAGCGGGCGATCGACATCATCGTGGAGACGGGTACAGGCGTCGAAGTGGACACCTTCGATCCGCTCTGGAACGTTGGAGTTTCGACACTCGGTTTCGCCGAGATCAACGAGGCGGCGTAAATGGCCGACGAGATCATCTACGCGTCGAAGGTGCCCCTGCTCTGTCAGGGCTATGCCTACGAGCCCGTTTCCATGTATGGCTCGGTGAGCTTGCCGACCGGGGCTTCACCTCAAGTGGTCAGCTTCGACAGCGCGACGTTCAAGAACGACTCGCCCTGGGTCGTGCATCTCACGCACATCAAGTGGTGCATCCGCGAGCGGCGGACGAGTGCCGATGGCGTCTCGACCGATGAGCGGCAAGAGAACCGTGTCGAAGCGCGCATGCGCTGGCACGACATCTTCTACCAGTCCACGGACTTCATGCCGATCTCCTTGTGGCACACGCCGCAGCCCAACATGGGTCTGCCGCCGCCCATCGAGAATGGTGTGGTGTCCCATCGGTTCCTGCGTCCGCTGCTCATGCCGCAAGATTCCGTGATCCAGGCTCTGGTGAGCCTGGAGCGAGCTGAGACCGAAGGTACGCGGCCGTTCAGCCTGGCGCTGCACGGCAAGGGCGCGGAGTCCGGCGAGAACCGCATCATCCGCGGCGCGATGGACATCGGCTTCGGCTCCAGCGGCGATGGTCTGGACGCGAACGAGCAGCTCACGCCGTTCGAGGATCTGACGGTCGAAAGTGACGAACCGATCCTGTTCACCGACCTCGTGATGAGCTTGGGTGCTAATAGCGAAAGCGAAGATCCGACACCCGACTATCGCTTGGCGCGCGTGAACATCAAGATGGTCGGCGCAGGCACGGAAGCCTTCTGGGGCGTCACGCCTGGTGTGGGCACGTCTGCACTGCCCCCGTCGGCCGACCTCGGCATGCCGCTCGACCTCTGGGGCGTCACGGGCTCGCGGGGCGTCACGCACCGCATTCCCGGCGGCGGCTGGATTCTCGAGCCCGGACGCGGCTTCGCGATGGACATGCGCAATCGGAATGTCAGCGGCAACAACGCGCTCGACGTCTGCGCGGCAGCGATTGGCTGGCGGGTGCTCAAGTGACGTTGCTCGTCCGCAACATGGGCGTGATCGATCCGGTGTTTCCGGTTGGTACACAGTACCGTGTGAAGTTCCAGGCGACGCCGACCGATGCGTTGCGTCGGGGCGAGGGTATGACCCTCGCCGACCGCACGCGGCAGGCGCCAGGCTTGACCCTGTTGCGGCACGGCGCGAGCGAGCAGGCTGCGGGCGCAGGATCGAATGCGCCTTGGCTCGTCGAAGACGTCTGGCTTCTCCAGGCGCCCCAGACCGTGAGCCGGATTCTCGAGCAGGCGCTGTCGTTCTACACGGCGAATGCGCCGCAACGTGTCGAGCATCAGGCACTCTTCGGGATGCAGCCGATTCCCGGCTTGATCTTGGATGCTCCACCTGCGTCCACGAAGTGGAGTCTCGGCAAGACCGTCGTGGTGAGTGTCGCGGCAACTGTGGGTCTCGGGCTGTTGGTGGCAGTGATGGTGCCCCGACCCGTTCGTTGGAACTCCCACGAGTACAGGAGACGTTAGCGATGGCTGCACGTAGAAAGTCAAAAGCTCGACGCAAGACCAGCCGTAAAGGCGTCAAGCGGATGCGCACTCCCAGCGGCACGCGCTGCTACCGGACGCTCGCGAGCGGCCAGCGGCGCTTCGTGCGCTGCCCTGGCAGCAAGGCGCCTGCACGGCGCAAGGTGAAGGCCCGACGGCGGGTCTCCAAGAAGCGCTGCTCCTGCCACTGATTCTGGCTCCAACAGGGAGATCTCCATGGCTGCTCGTCGAAAGAAGTCCAAGTGCAAGTACGGCAAGGTCCGAAGCGGCCGTCGTAAGGGTCAGTGCCTCAAGCACCGTCGTCCGCGTGGCACGCTGCACGCGGGTCCGCTGCGTCCGGGCGAGCGCCGCAAGCGCAGCTACACCAAGACCTGCAAGAACGGCCCGGTGATCCAGAAGGGTCCGCGCCGTGGCATGTGTCCCAAGCGCCGTCGAGCGGGGAAGAAGATCTCCGCGGCTGCTCGCTGGCAGCAGATCATCGGTTGATCCATGGCCAATACACGCATCTACGGCATTGGAGTGCTCGCTCGAGCTCGACTGCTCGTCGCACCGCAAGGTGTACGGCGCAAGGTCGTCGTGCGTCCGAACAATGCCGTAGTCGTGTATTTGGGTATCGATCAAAAGCCGACACTGCGGAGCTGGCAGTGGCAGGCTGCCCCGTCAGCCGCAGGCAGTGACAAGGTCGAGCTGAGTCTCGAGGCCAATCAGTCCCTGTGGGGAGTCACCCGCGGACCCTTGGCTGATATCCAGATCAGCATCGAATACTTCGACATCGACCCGAACGCAGGCGTCGATTCCCTACTGCTTCTACTGCAAGCCACGCCCGCAGATCAATTCGATGGAATCGAAAGAGAATGCGTCAAGCGTGCTGGTGATGACGCGGCGTATCTCACCGAAGCGATCGAGGCGTGGAAGTCTCGGCCATGCGAACGGGTGGATTGAATGGCGAAGTGCGCAAAAGGCAGGCGTGGGGCCAAGTGCCGTGCACGGAAGCGTGTGCGTCTTGGCTATGTCCACAAGAACGCGTTGCTCGGGACGATCATCACCATGAAGGCGGGTCCGGTGTTCTCGCTGCTCGCGAGTCCTCACGTGTCGAAGATGGGCCGAGGTCAATACGTCGAGCGTGAGCGCCACTACGTTCGGCGCAATGACGGTACCTTCTCGCTCATCACCGCGCGTGCAGCTACTGAGATCATCCTGAGCAATGGTCGGTGGAATTGGCGGGAGGCACCGAAACGCGATTCGACCGCGCTTCTGTTGGCAGCTTGCCGACTGGAACGTGCTTCGAGCCCGGCGGGTATCCTGATCTGTGCGGAAGCAGATCGGCATCGGAGATACTGATGTCGGGCTTCTGGACATACGCACTGGGTACGGTGGCTGTGGCTGTTGTCGGTGGAGTCGTTGCGGCGACCGTGCATCGACATCACACGGTGTTCCGGTCGCACCAGGCGTATGAGGCTGCCTATCGAGCTCGTGTGCTTCGACAGCGCCAGCAGGCGGCACGTCAGTGGTCGTCTCGGCAATGGGCGAGATAGATGGGGCGTTTCAACGACGAGCATCGCGATCGATGTGGCAAGGTGCAGATGCTCCTTCGCCGCATTGTCTGTCGCGGGCGCGCGACGAAGAAGTGTCGTGCTCAGAAGGCGTTGGCGGCTCGTGCGTGGCATACGGGTGACTGCGGTACGGCACGTCGCCATGTTGAACGGGCTCGAGTCCTGGCAGGTGGCTGGCGCGTCCCGAGAGGTGTGTGATGGCGAAGAAGGCATATCGAGCGAAGCGCCGTCGGATCACTCAAGCGCCTCTGTGCGCAGAGGTGAACAACGGCTTTGTGTGCGCTCGCGGTGCAGACGCACAGACGTCGATTCGTGCGAATACTGGGCTCCGCAACGCGAACATCTTCAAGCCCACGCAGGCGCAGTGGCGTCGAATGCAGCAGATGCACCGTAGTGGCGAGTTTTTCATCTCCATGGTGGAGGCGCGGCGACTCATCTCGGTTCCCGGCTTGAATGGTCGGCATCTACGGCGCACTCGACGCGCAAAGAGGCGTTCGGGGTACTGATGGCGAAGCGTAAGCCGCGTCGGATCCGCACGTGTGTCCAGCTCATCCCGAGAGATGTGTCTGGGCTGTCGGGTCTTGCGCCGAGTCCAGATGTCACCGCAAAACGCTGCTTCTTCAAGCCGATCAAGGCCAAGCATTACGGGGAGCATCTCGATCGCACGCTGAAGTCGATGGGTTTGCGTAGTTTCTACGATCCCCAAGAAACGCAGGAATGAACATGACGCGCTTCTACGATCAGCACATGCAGGATGCCTACGGATGCGGACGCTGTCCGAGTGTTGCTCCGTTCGCGCCGCGCGTCACGACTCCCGGCGTCGCGGGCATCGTCATGCGGCCGTTGCGTGGCACGTCCGTGATTCCGCGTCAGACCATCAGCCCCGACTGGAGCACGCTGCCGAGGTCGCGATACGTGCTTCAGGTCGCAGGGATGCGGTTGCGCGGCATGGGCAATCTGGGTGGCGTGGCGTGGAACGACCCGCAGCCGGCTGGTCAGCGTATTCGCACGCTCTTCTACGTGAAGGTCGCGGGCTCCGCGGCTGCGCCGTATCCGCGCGGTACGATCTCGGGATTGAGCTGGACCACTCGCAACTACGCGAGGGTCACGCAAGCTGCGTCGCCGTTGGATCAGTTCACCACGTACTACATCGAGGACGAGTGGGCAGTTTCGGGGGGCTTGACACCCGAAACGATTCGATCGCGCGTGAAGGCCAAGTACGCCGCAGTCGGCACCGTCATCGGTGGCGGCTCGGTGCAAGTACGTGTGTGCAGTGCTGGATCGTGCAACTGGGTCACGCCTGTCGGTACATCTACTGCTTCAGGCCCGGCGATCGCAGTACCGTCTACGAATCCTGAAGCGGCGCGTCTTGCGCAGCCGCTCGTGACGCACCTCAACGCGCAGCGCCGGAATTACGACCACAATCTCGTGCGCGGCTTCCAGCGTGCGGCTGGGATCAGTGCTGATGGCATCTACGGCGAGCGGACGCTCTACACGCTGCTTCTCTACGTGCCGAGCGCTCCCGAGGTTGCCTGGGTCAATGGCGGTGGCGGTTCCACCCCTGGTGGCAGTGGTGGTGGTGGTGGTGGTGGCGGCGGAACTACGCCTGCGCCGCCTGCGCCTCGTACGCCGCCCGCATCGGACCTGCATCACGAGGAGGGTGTTTCTCTGTGGGGCTGGATCGCAGCGGGCGTTGCAGTCGCCACGGTTGCGATCGGCATTAGTGTTGCGAGGCGTGGATAAAGCCACATGAGCGCCCAACCCGAAGTCGAGCTCCTGCCGCAGTACCAGACGATCCGCGCACAAGCGGTTCAACTGGCGACTGCGTTGCGTCATGGGCGTCCGCGCGAGGCCAGCCTCATGCGGCAGGTGCAGGAGTTTCAACGCGCCGCGGGCGTCGTAGGGGTGAACGATGAGCCGTCTGGTCTCTATGGCCCTGCGACACTCCAGGCGCTCCAGTTCTTCCTTCCACCGGGTACCTCGGCACCTCCGACGTGGCCGGGCACGCGCTCTGGCGTGTGGACTCCTCCTGCGTGGGTCCGCGAGGCTCAAGCCGTAGTCGCAACGCCACGGCCGATGCCCGCACCGAAGCCCAGCTACAAATGGGTCTGGTGGGTGGTATTGGCGGCGGCAACGACGGGTGTAGTCGTCGCTGTGGCCAGCAAAAGGTCAACGGCGACGAGCACTGACTTGATCTACGCGCAACCGTGGATGTACGCGCGCAAACGGGGCAGCCGCAAGACGGTCCAGGCTCGAGCTCGACTGTCGCCGCAAGTGCCGCGCGGATTGCCGGCGGGTGCCACCGCAAGGCTGCTGGGGTACTGATGGCTGACGTCGTTCTCAGCACTACGGCAGAGATGCTGGCGTTCTTGGGGTACACGCCGAGTCTCGAGGTCGCGCAGCAGGTCTTCAGGCGCTTGGAATCGGCAGGGTTGTCTGTGCGTCGGATCCAGGCGAATGTCTGGCGTCTCGGTGAGCGCGGATTCCTGACGCCGGACGTGGTCAACGTCTACAATCAGGCGCGAGTGAACCTGTTCGCTGCGGAAGTCCGCGCCTACGTGGCGACGGGCGTCGCGCTCCGGCAGATGGGACGCAGCGCAGAGGCGGATTCGATTCCGGTGCCTCTGCTCCTGCCAGCATGGACGGGTGCTGTGCGGTCGGGTCCACCTGGACCGGTAACGGTAGAGATCTCAGCGCCTTCGATTGCAGGTGCTGGTGTCAGCGGCATGCACGGTCTACGAGACATGCGGCCGATCCGTACGCGGGTAGGTAACCTGGGGATTTTGCCGATCTTCGGTGCGAGCGTGTTCGGTTCGAGTCTGCTCGTGCTCGCGGCGGCGGCTTGGATCTTGAACAACTACCTCACTCAAGATGTGCAGATCGCTGCGACGATCGCGGAACGGTACGGCACGACTTACGATAATGTGATCGAGCAGCGGCGCATCTACGCCGAGCACTGTTGGCAGCAGTCGAATGCAGGCATTCGGGACGCCTGCATTGCTCAGATCACTACACTCTTTCCCGTACCGCCACCGCCGGGCGTTTGGAGCTGGCGACCCCCCGCTTCGCCGAATCTGGACAGCGTCTTCGCGCCGACCGGATGGGTCATCGCGGCGGCAGTCATTGGAGTCGGCGGCTACGTCGGCTATCGTGTCATCAAGGCCAAGTTCTTCACGCCATGAATCAGCAGATCAAAGTCCGGTGCGTACACTGCAAGTCACTGCTCAAGGTGACTGTCGCGGGCGGACTTTCTGCGCCAATGGCACTCCCCGCGGCTTCGGTGCAGAATCCTGTGTTGGAGGCATCCAATGGGGTTCTGGGACGTATTGGCAGCGGGAGTGGAGGGCGTCGGGGACATCGGCTCGGTGCAGGTGGTGAAAGTGGCAGCCGAACGGGCGGCCCGGACTCCGCATCCGCAGGATCCATCCAAACCCAAGCGCAAGCCCATGCCGTGGGAGAAGTTCGCGGGCGCTTCGCCGTGTGCTCAAAATGCGCGGGCCGACTACATCCAGAAGGCGGCCAAGGAGATGTACAACCCCGGCTTCAGCAAGGCCGCGCGCTCGGGCGGATCGGGCTCAACTCGAAAGGCCGTCAAGGTCAAGCGCGCCTTGCCCGTCGCCCGAAAGCCTACGTCGAAGTAGAGGTCGTTCCGTACGATCCAACGGTGCGCTGTTGGACCTGCAAGAAGGCTCTACCTCCTGACGCGCATCATCTGCCGCTGATCGGCAAACCCATCTGTGCTGCATGCGCCAAGACAGCCGCGACGGGTGCTCAGCTCGTCGTGAAAACTGTGGCTGGCCTTTGGGGCAAACGGTAAAAACGCAAAGTCATGGCAGCCGACGTCGAACGCATCCCTTTCCGTACTCGAGTACCTCCCGAGTACGTTGCGTCGTTCCTGTTCCAGACGGCGCTGGGCGGCGTATTCGGGGGCCTGACCGATTCCAACAGCCGTCTCTCGGGCGCGCTCTACGGCGTCGCGAGCGTGCTCCTGGCGCGCGCTGCCGTACGACCTGTCTGGTACAAGACCCAGGACATGGCTTGCAGTGAGGGTGTGGACCAGCTCGCCCAACAGCGTGCTGTCATCGTCGAGCGCAGCAGCCCGCCCGCGGAAGTGACGATGGGGATGGGTCTCTTGGCCGTGGCATTCGCGGGCACGGCTGCGCTCGTGTCGAGGCACGCGAAGCTCAAGCGCATGTCCATGGGTGCAAGATGACGACGGCACGAGACAGGCGCGAGATCCGTTTACTCGACAAGCTGCGCAATCTAGGTCGCGCTGTGAGTGGCTACGGCAGCGACGGTGCGGTCTATCCGTTCCGCGTCGAGGAGTTTGTTCAACACCTCCGCGGCTACGGGGGCTTGATCCTCGCGGGCGCCGAGCAGGTGCCCGGCATCGGCAACCTCGCCGAGAACCTCCGCTCGGGTTTCGCCGTCATTGCCGGAGGTCGAGCTAGCCTTGACGGCACTGTTCCAGCAGCCGACCAGGCGGGTGATGGTCAGGCACAACGCATTCTGACTGATGAGATGGGTCGGATCTGGGTAACGGCGTGGCCTGTGCCGCCCTCTACTGATCCGATCGTCCCACAGACGGTCATCTCGCGTCCGAGTAAAGGTCCGATTCTCGACTACTACGGCAGTCCGACGGCGCCGATCGAGCTCCCGAATTCCGGCTCGGGGGACACGATCTACTGCGACAACATCGAGGTCACGGACGCCAACACGGTCAACGTCGAGCTCTACATGTACTGGCGGTCGGAGCTCGATGCATTCACGTTGCTCTTCAATGTTGGTATCGGGCTCGAGTCGAGCGGCGATGGGATCTACTGGTCACCGATCAGTATGGTGGATCGTGTCGAGCTGATCAGCCCCGCGACGCTTTACCGCCTCGATACGGGGCAAACTGGTCTCATTACGCCGTCCACGACGGGCGGCTACGCCGACGCTACGACGACGCAGAATGCACCGCTGCTCGAGGATGTGCTCGCAGCTCTGCCGGCACCCATCAGCGCAACGACTGAGCCGTTCGTCGTACAGCGGGCGATCCGCTTCCGCGTGGACTACGAGCTCTACGTTCGCCTCGTTCTCTGTCCAATCTACACGGAGCCGTCGAGCGGCGTTGTGCCGGGACTCGCAGTGCGCGTGAACAAGGCGACGGGCTGAGCAATGGCATCCATTCTTCGGGCAACGATGCGCGCGCGTACGGGTGGATCGGGCACCACCACAGGAATCTTCGTGCCGGAGACCGTGACGCGGATCTTTCCCGGCACCGACGAGATGACGGTCGTGGCTGTCGCGCGGCTACGTGTTGGTGGTGCGACTTCCGCTATTGCGATCGATCCATTCATCATGCGTGATGGGCCATCCGTGGGACCGATCAATGCGGGCGGCTGGGAGTTCGCTTACGATCGCATCAGCACGGCCGATCCCGAGGTTTACCTTGGGATGGTGGATGGTCTTGGCGCCTTTCACTTCGGCGAGGGTCGTGGAATGGTGGCCGCCGACGAGGGGAAGGTCCATCGTTTCATCGGCGTTGGGGCTGTGGCGGGATCTGCCGTAGGTGGTGTGGATGGTCTCGTTGCCATGTACGTCAATGGCGTCGTGGGATCGTCCAGCCCCGGCTTCGACAGCACGCTGCCCTCATTCACACCGTCGCCCACGACAGGCGGCGCACCCGACTCCGTTGGTGTGCTTGGCCTCACCGATCAGAGCAGTGGTATCGAGGGTGGCGGCATGACGCAGTTCGACGTCATGGACATCGCTGTGCTCGATCGTGCTCTGGATGCAACGGAAGTTGCAGCACTGGATGCGTTGATCAAGGTGCGCGGCGGTGTGCCTGATGATTTCGCTCAATGGGTCCACATCATGCACGCGGAGCGTCTGCTCTATCACGACAAGGTGATCGATGCGGGTGGGCTGAGTGCAGGCCGCGGATGGCCGGTAGTCGCGGGCGTAGCGCCCATTCTCGGCAGCGTAGTGATCGCGCCATCTGACTGGGGGACATGATGAGCATCAGGTCCGCAGGTGCCTTTCACAAGGCTCAGCTCGAGGCGCTGGAGGCCGCGGGTACGCCGGTACAACGGCGAACAGCGCCCCCACAGCCTCGTCGGCTGACTGCAACCGATGTGCGCAAAAAGCTGGCGGACGGCACGATGGTCGAGGTGGGCGTGCCTGTGAAGAAGCTCCTCAACCCCCGGCGCAAGCGGAAGTAAGCCGTGGGCGGACTGCACGGCGAGCTCCACGGACTGGATTCGCGGACGGGTAGTGGGGGCGCAGCACCCGCTGGCGCCGGTCTCTCGCCGTTCATCCTCAACGGCGCAATCGACCTCGTCACGCCGAGCGCAGCGAACACGTATGCAGACCCCGGCATCATCGACGGGCAACGGGTCTTCATCGAAGACACGGTCCTCGACTCGATCCAGATGTACCAACGCCTCGACGGCATCTCGGGCTCGACGACGGCTGAGTTGTACCGGTTCACCGCAGGTGCCTGGTCCGAGATCGCGCTGAGTGCCGCCCTCACTCTCGCTGCCGGCGGCGGCGCGAACGTGAGCGTGACCCGCACCTTCGGGCCGACGACGTTCTTGGCTGGCGACCGCATCGGCGTGATGTTGACCGCGGTACAGGCGCGGACGCCGCCAGCTACTGCCGTTCCCACCGATCTCGTCATTACCGTGTATGAGGCGCCGTAATGGGAACCGGACAGACAGTTCAAGCGCCCGTCCCTGCGCGCTTCGTCGTCGGCTTCTCCGATGACGTTCCCGCGTACCTGCTGCGGCAGGTCGATTTTCTCGACACGGGCAACGGCGTCGGTCTCGGGCTAGCGATCACGGCGGCAAATGCGGTCGTGGCGAGCGCGCAGAACCCCGGCTGCGAGGTGTTGATCCTCGACGGGACGATTGATCTCGACGCCGCAGGCGCGCCGACGACGCCTTACTCGTTGTCGAATGGGGTTGTGCTTCGCGGTAGCGGCATCGGAGCGACCAATAGCCCCGGCTGCGGCACTCAAATTGTAGGGCGTTCTGCGGTTGGTGCCGACCAAGGAATTATCACCGTTGGTGGCACCGGTGCTCGATGTGGGCTCAAGAGCCTCGAGTTCAACGTACGTGAACCAACCGGGGCGACAGCTGGTTCGACTAACGCGATCAACATGGGGTCAAGCACGACCTCGTACATCGAGGACTGCACCGTCAACTTCGTGGGGACCCTAAACTCCACCGAGGCCGGCAACCTGACGTTGCGGTTTGGACTCGCGACCGCCGGTGGGTTGAATCGGGTGTTGCTGCTAGGTGGTGGGTGGAAGATCCGGCAGTTCATAGCCGCCGATTTCGTCGGCATCAACGCGGCGGGTGGGGGTTCTGGCTTAGGCGTTGTCTCTAGCACCCGAACATTCGGATTCGATATCGGCATGGCCGCAACCGGGTTCCGTCTTTTCAGAGACAGCTCCTTCGACAGTTGCTACAGCCATGCTGTCACGAGCACCGGTAGTACGACGGGGCGGCTGACGTTCGTCGCTTGCACCTTTTTCCCTGGCCAGCCGTCGGGTGTCGATGCCGATGGGTTCCGACTCGATCCGGCGGCCGGCGCAACGCTGGGGCCGCAATTCATTGGCTGTACGTTTGCGAACCTGGGCGGGACCGGAACCCAGCGGGGCATTGCCCTTCTGAGCACAAGCTCGCGGTCGATTCTCGACACTCAGATCATCGGCTGCCAGTTTTCCACGCTCGACACGGGCATTGATCTCGGCGCCAACGTCACCAGCACCGTGATTGTTGGACCTTCGTTCGCTGCGGTAACGACTGCGATCATCGACGCCGGCATCAACACCACCGGCTCCAAGCAAGGCATGACCTGGCGCGGCACCTTCATCGCGGGTGCCGGCGCGACAACGGCCTACGCCGGAATGGGCGAAGCGAACGCCGAAATGCTCGCCGCGAACGCGCAGAAGCGCTTTCCCGCGAATCCCGGCGTTGCGTTTCGTCTTCGCGTGCAGGTCATCAGCAATTCCATGCCCGCGAACACGGTGTTCACCGTGATGCTCGACACGGGCGCGACGGCGCTGACGGTCACGGTGGGAGCGGCAGCGACAGGGCAGTTCGTCGATACCGACAGCGTCGTGTTCGCCGCAGCGGCAGCGAACAGCTTCACCACGTGGGATCTGCGCGTCGTCGAGACTGGCGTGGGCACGATCGTGTTTAGCGCGACGCTCGAGCTGATCTGAGGGATTGGTCGTGGGCCCCGAAGCCATCGCGATCGAGGGCGCGTACAAAGCGGGCGGCATCACGCTCGCGGTTTGCGTCACGCTTTTGATCGGGATCGTGTTCGTCTTCCGTAAGTGGCAGACCGATCGACTCAAGGCGGAAGCGCTTCGCGAGGGCGACCACCAACAGACGCGCGCGGACCTCACAGTCCTGCAACGCAACTGCACGGGTGAAGTTGCCGCGCTCAATGCTGCACGCCTGGCCGATCAGAAGGCCGTCACGGGTCAATTCCTCGCCGAGCTCAAGGCCGCGCGTGACTCGCTCGACGCGAGCTCGAGCGCCGGCCGAGACCAGGCGGAAGCCACCGAGGCGATGGCACGCAATCTGATGGCGTTACAGGGGGAAGTGCGTGATTTGGCTAAATCCGTCGTAGACCTGCGCACGACCGTAGCGGCTTTGCAGGCCGCGAAGAAGGGAGGGGGATAATGTCCCACTCGAATGCCCACTCGAACGCTCACCCGAACGTCATCTGTGAGGATGCGGTTGCCGAGACTGACGAGGAACGGATTCTGCGGCGCCAGATCGAGCTGGAGGAGAGTCGAGGGCGCCACAAGACCGCGATGTCCCGCCAGTCGAGCGCAGCGCGTCGTGCGCGGACGTCGTCGAGCAGCGAGCTCGCGACGGTGAAGCGCCCCCTGCCGCCGCCGCCCCTGCCCGTCGGGCGGTCGTAAGTAGACTTCGACATTCGCAGTCCCGGTACGTGGATCGTGTTCGTTGCGCTCGCGGTGGCCGCGCTGATTTGGTACTTCGCGCAGGGCAGCGTTCGCGAGAACCTCGGCAAAGCAGGACGCTTCGTCGTCTTCGCGGGCTGGGCGGTCCTCATCGTGCTCTGCTTCGTGGCGCTCGCAAATCTGGTCGATTGCTCGCTCCGGTTCTGATGCGTTAGAGTTGAGCCGTCATGCTGAAGCTCAACTACTTCCGACTCGCGAAGCTCCCGATGCTGCTCTTCGTGCTCGCCGCGTGTCCTGGCGTCGCTGATCCTCCGCGCGTCTGCGAATCCAACACCAGCCGATGTGACGACCGTGGTCGCCCGCAGGTCTGCTTGAGCACTGGTGAGTGGCAGGATACTGCGCGTGAGTCGTGTCCTACGGATACTTCGTGTTGCTTGATCGTGGGCATCGCTGGCAGGCCCATCCACGGCTGCGCTCGTCCTACACAGTGCTTGCCTGAAGACACGGGTCAGCCGACGTACGCGCCGCCGCCCGAGCTTGCCACGGGAGAAGCACAATGACCCGACCGATCGAAACCCTCGACGAGTTCCTCCTCTATCGCGATCCGATGCTCGCTTGGGCGGGCATGACGTACGCGACCAAGGAAGAAGCGATCGAGATGCTGGGCGCGGGTGCCGTGTTGACCGCACTCGGCATCACGCAGAACGTGAACGACTTCCTCGACAACAGCGCAACGACCTTCGGCACGGTCATGTACCTGCCGAAGAAGTGGATCGACGCAGCCAAGACCAACCGTGACTTCACGCGACTCGTCATGGCGGTTGGCCACGAGATGGAGCACGGCTTCCAGGCAGTCCCCGACCTGCTCGGACCCCGGAACTCCATCGAGATCGTCATCGACGCTGCACAACGGTTCGTGCTCGAACAATCGTGGGCGCAGTTGATCGCCAACGTTCCGTTCGCACACACCAAGCTCCGTACGAGCGCGTTCGACTTCGCCAAGCGCTATCTGCTCAAGACCAAGGGCAAGGACTCCCGCGGCACGTACGAGGCGCACGCCTACGCGGTCGGTGCAGAGATCTTCTACGCCGTTACCGGAGGCTTCCAGAGCCTCGACGACCTCGCGGAGAACATCGCGCACGGCTACGACCTCGACGCGGATGCTGTCGGCGACGCGAAGCTGATCCTCGAGTCGAGGTTGAGTGAGCTCAACGCAACTGGCGTCTTGCGCTCGACCATCGCCATCAAGGCCGTCGAGGTGCTCAAGAGCATCGACCCCGAGCTCGTGATTCCTGGCGTGTAGCGCTTGAAGCTGGCGGCTGGGATTTTGTATGTGCTAAAACCCTCCGCATGGCTCAGGACAAGCAAGACAGGCGCACCAAGGAAGAGCTGGAGCTCGAGAAGCTCCGGCTCGACGTCGAAGCAGGCAGGTCGGTCGCAGCACTGCGCGAGATGGTCGCCAAGCTCATCCGCGAGAACGCATCGACCATCCTCGACGCGCTGAAAGAGAAAGCGCGCGCCGGGACGGCGGCGAGCGACGCGGATTCCGACGCAGCCGACGCCGAAGCTGCCGAGCATTATGCTCGTGCGGCCGAGACTGCTTCCCACAATCTGCGGGTCTTGGCCGAAGCCTACGAGGTGGCCGCCCGTGCGGGCCTGCCGGAAGAGGCGGCGCGCATCAAGGGTCTCCTTCAGCGCGCGCTCGATGAAGCAGAAGCCGAAGACGACGATGGTGGTGACGAGGAAGAGTCTCAAGACAAGCAGTAGATGATGCTGCGGCTCGAGCCCTACAGGGGTCGGTATCACTACATCACGTGCAGTGATGGCACGCAGTTCGGGATCCCGATAGACATGAACGCCTTCTGGTTCGGCGATGTGAGACGCCCATACCATGTCCGCACCAAGAAGCAGCGTCGGAAAGCTCGACGGCACCAATGACGGTCAAGTCTACGATCTCCATCTTGCTGCCGACGCGGAAGCGTGAAGTCGGGCTCATCGCTGCGGTGACGTCCCTGCGGGCGTTCTGCAAGTCGGCAAATCTCCAGTTCTGCGTGCGCGTCGATGACGACGACACGGGCCTCGACTATGAGTTCTACGCCGAGCGTCTAGGGCTAGATCTCCAGGTCGGCCCTCGGTGGGGCTACAAGCAGATGCACCGCTACTACGACGAGCTCGCAGCGCGTGCCATCGGCATCATGTTGTTGATCTGGAACGATGACATGACGATGCTGACGCCGGGCTGGGACCAGTTGCTGCTTCAGCACAAGAAGAAACTTCGGATCCAGTACCTCAAGCGCGATGTGCTCATCGGTAGCGTGGACACGACGTGTCCGGCGTTCCCCAAGCGGCTGTTCGACGTGCTCGGGCACACGTCGGGCAACTGTCACGTGGACTCTTGGCTCGACTACGTCTCCGAGCAGGTTCCAGGTTGTAAGACTTATCGATCCGACATCGTGTTTCACCACGATCGTCCGAATGACGAGACGGCGCTCGAGCGCGTCTACGACTGGGAAGCCTTCAACGGCACGGAGCCTGCTGCACAGCGCCACATCGATGCCTGCAAGCTGAAGACTTTCATCATGGAAAACCCAAGCTGGGCTCCGTAGACACCTGTGGATCAGTCGATCGTGTCCTACACGTTGTTCGACCACCCCGAGGGTGGAACGTGGCGCCACGACATTACGATCGGCAAAAGCCTCGACAGCTACGCCCGCTATCTGCCGACGTTGATCCGCGCGCATCACGCGGTCTGGCCCGGCTGGCAGATGCGGCTGCACTACAGCCCCGAGCTCGAAGAGCATCCCTACTACCTCGCGCTCTGGAGCATGCACCGCCGTAAGCTGATCGAGCTCTGTGCGTGTGAACCCGCACCAAGTGTTTGTGGCGCCATGATGTGGCGGATGTACCCGGTGTTCGATTACTGCGATCGTGTGGTCGTGTGTGCCGACCTCGACTCGTTTCCTAGCCTCAAGCAACGGCTGTGCGTCGAGGGCTTCATCGCAAGCGGGCGGACAGTCATGCTCACACATGACTGCGAGACGCATGATGGGGTCTTGGGCGGCGGAATCGCCGTTCGGTCTAGACGCTTTCGCGAGCTCGTGGGCACGCCTACATACGAGCAGTTCCTCGGGCTCGAGGGTGGAACTGCCGTCGATCTCAACACCTACTCCAGCGACGAGGAGTACCTCAAGCGTGTCGTCTGGCCGCGCGTACAACACGACGCGATGATCTACAGCAGTAGTGGGAAGACGCAGCTCGAGTGCAGCGACATTCGACGCAACGTTCAAGGGATCGACTATCCCGAGGACATTCATCCGCAAGTAGCCATTCACGGCAACGACTTCGGACCCTACATCGGCGCAAGCGGCTACGACTTAGTTCGAGCTCGTACGTTCCTCGATAGCCTTGGGCTGCCTGCGATCAAAGCCATTGCCGAGTGTGAGCGCGAATGACGCCGCGGGTCTCGCTCGCCGTGGATGCCCACGTCGATTACGCCTTCTATGCGCCGTTGACCGTTCTGGCTTGGGCGGCCATCGGGTACGGCTCGACGCTCGTGAAGGTGGATTGGACCCACAGTCCGCATCTACAGTGCGCATCTGACTTCCTCGACGAGATCAGTCCGCGCATTCTGACCAGCTTTCAGATCGACACGCCCAAGGGTTATCGGTCGTGCAACGTGGCACAGATCGCAAGGCTGTATGCGACCGTCAAGCACCCCACGTATTGTTTGACGTCAGACATCGATATGTGGCCGATCGACACCAAGTTCTTCGTTCCACCCGACAATCTGGAAGACCTCACACTCTACTACGCGAACAACCCCACCAGATACCCGATCTGTTACGTGGGCGCAGGCGCAGCGACTTGGGCGTCTATATTGGATATCGACCCGCGGCGGCCTCTGCAAGCCTTGATCACCAGTCACATGACGCGGCACCTGAGCGTCGATACCCATCCCCAAGACGCTTGGCAGCACGACGAGGAGTGGCTGACGGCGCGCATCTGGGACTTCCGCCGCAGCAACCCTGGTCCTGTCCGTGAGGTCTTGCGAGCTCAAGGCGAACCGCCGACAGATCGACTCGATCGTAGTGCTTGGCCATCTACGTTCTTTCGAGTGCTCGACTCTCTTGGTGGAGTAGTCGATGCGCATCTGCCTAGACCCGGACACACGCAATGGGGGAGGCTGCGTCCGCTGTTCGGAATGGTGTGTCCGAATGTCCTGACGCGCGCAGATCAGTATGTACAGAACTACTTGGAGGCTGTGACGTGAAGGTTGGATTCGTGGGGATGGGCAAGCTCGGCTTCCCGTGTGCGCTCGCGGCGGCTCAGGTGCACGATGTCGTGGGGTTTGATCTATCGCCTCACTTCACGGAGATCTTAGCGAGTCGCGTCTATCCACATCAGGAGGCTGGTGTGGACGCGCTCCTGAAGCGCACCCGGCTGCGCAGCACCGATTCGATTGCTGGCGTCGTCGAGCACGCCGACATCGTCTTCGTGGCGATTCAGACGCCACACGAGCCGCAGTACGACGGCACGACGCGCCTTCCACCAACTCGAGCCGACTTCGATTACACGGCGCTGAAGGCCGGCGTCGGGGCGATTGCGGCCGAAGCGCTACGTCAGGAGAAAAGCATCACGCTTGCGGTGATTTCGACCGTCCTGCCAGGGACATGCCGGCGCGAGCTCCTGCCTCTGCTCAACCCCTTCGTCGCGTTCGTCTACAACCCGTTCTTCATCGCAATGGGTACAACGATCCACGACTACCTGCATCCTGAGTTCGTGCTGCTGGGTGGCGACTCGCGGCAGATGAACGCATTGATCAGGTTCTACGAACCGTTGCTTCTGCCCGATACGAACTTCCGCCCCATGCAAATCGAGAGCGCCGAGCTCACGAAGATGCTCTACAACACGTTCATCGGCATGAAGATCGTGCTGGCGAACACGGCGATGGAGCTGGCGCACGAGCTCGGCGGCGATTGCGACGAGGTCATGGAAGCGTTGATGCTAGCCAAGGACAGGCTGGTCTCGACGAAGTACATGCGTGCGGGCATGGGCGACGGCGGCAACTGCCATCCACGCGATCAGATCGCGCTGTCTTGGCTGTACCGGAACACGTTGGCGCTTCAGTGGGCGGATGGCGACTTCTTCGGGTCGCTCATGCTCAAGCGGGAGCAGCAATCCGCGTGGCTAGCGCATCTCACGCTCGCGCGGGCGGCTAGTGCCGGCATGGGCATCGTGGTGCTCGGGCGCGCCTACAAGGCAAACCTGAATCTGGACGGCGGCTCCGCGGCGACGCTGCTCTACAACATCTTGAGCGAGATCTGCCCTCTAGATCTGCCGGTCCTTCAGTACGACCCGCACATCCCCGGCTTCGACGATGTACGCATGCTCGAGGACGCCAACGTCTTCGTGCTCGCGACGCCGCATGGTGACTTCGTCGAGATGCAGCTCCCGAAAGGGTCGGTCGTGATCGATCCTTGGGGTGTGCGGCAGAATCAGCCCGGCGTGACTGTCGTTCGTCCGGGGCGCATGCGCACGTAATGAGCAAGCGTCGCGTATATTTGATCCAGTGCAACAATCGATACGGCGACAACGTCTATCTGCCGTACTCGGTGGGGCTCTGCTGGGCGTATGCAGCGACGTTCCCGATCGTCCAAGAGCACTACGAGCTCGCGGGCTTCGTCTACATCAAGGAAGACGTTCGACTCGCTGCGCTCAAGCTAAGGGATCCAGACCTTGTGGCGATTGCCTGCTACATCTGGAACTGGCAGTGGAGTTTAGCGTTTGCGAGTGAAGTGAAGCGTCGATGGCCGAAGTGCATGGTCCTCGTCGGCGGCGTCCAGGTCCAAGACGAGTCGAGTATCGTCCTGAAGGAACACTCGCAGCTCGACTTCGCCATCTACGGCGAAGGTGAAGGCGCGTTCAAGGACTTGCTTTGTGCTCTTGCGGCGGGTCCAGACTTTGATCCATACACGGTTGGCAGTCTCGTCTGGCGTTACGACCAGAACATTGTCGTCAATCCGCGGCGGGCGTTCGTCGATCTCAACGAGCTCCGTAGCCCGTACCTGGATGGGACGTTCGACTCGATCTTGAACGACGGCTGGAAGTGGCAGACGGCTCAGGAGACCAATCGAGGTTGCCCCGTAGCTGCCTGTACCTTCTGTGCCTGGGGATCTGCTACTCAGAACAAGCTGCGGCAGCTTCCGCTGGACCGTATTCTCGCAGAGCTAGATTGGTTCAGCGCGCACGAGAGCACGTACATCGAGAACTGCGACGCGAACTTCGGTATCTTGCCGCGCGACGAAGACATCGTCGATCGCATGATCGCGTTGAAGGAATCGACGGGCTACCCACAGCGCTTTCGGGCAGCTTGGCTGAAGAACAGCAACGAGACCGTCTTCAGGCTCGCGTCCAAGCTACACGCTGCCGACATGCTCAAGTCGGTGACGCTCAGCATGCAGAGCATGGACGATGGCGTCCTCACTCTGATCAAGCGCAAGAACATCAAGTACGACAAGTTTGAGGCGCTACTCGACCGCTACAACGCCGCCGGCATCCCGACGTACACCGAGCTGATCATGGGTCTACCCGGCGAGACATATGAAAGCCATATCAATGGTATCGATCAGCTCCTCGACGCTGGGCAGCATGACGGGCTGTTCATCTACCCGTGCGTGATCTTGCCCAACACCGAGATGGCGCAGGAGTCCTACCTTCGGACGCACGGAATCGGAACCGCGCCTACTCGAGCCATGCTCCTGCACGCAACGCCCGAAGACAACATCGACGAGATTCAAGATCTCGTGGTTCATACCCGCACGATGCCGTTTGCAGACTGGTGTCGTGTGTATATGTACTCGTGGGCAATCCAGTGCTTCCACTGTCTGGGCTTGACGCAGCATCTGGCGATCGACTTGTGTGGTGGTGACTACAGCTACAGCGAGTTCTACGAGCGCCTCGTCTTCTTCGCGCAGTCGCGGGCGGGCACCATGCTGGGTCAGGAGTGGCATCGCACCCATCAACTGCTCTTCGCAGCCCTGCACGGTGCGCCCTGGACGCTCGTCGATCCTCGCTTCGGTGACATCACCTGGCCGCCCGAAGAGTTCAGCTATCTCCAGTTGGTGTCGCAACCCGCCCAGCTCAGAGCTGAGCTCCTCGAAGCCTTCCCTGAGCACAAGGATGCCGTGCTCGCGCAGGCTGACCTCTGGCCCGTGCTCGATTATGCAGATCGAGTGCGGTGGGCTCGAGAGAACGTCTGGTACGGGCGCAAGGGCAGCGGCGCCAAAGCGCGGATCAAGACGGCCGTTCGCTGATCACCGAAGCTGCCAGCACGACCAAACCCGCTTGCATGGGCATGCAGCTCAACGCCGACAGTTGCGTGGGCTCATCTTCACGTAGACCCGTCGCCATGAAGAGCGCGTCGCCACAGCACGGACACTTCCCGTGCTCGATGCACCTGAAGCTGTGGAAGCGCCACGCTAACGCCCAGTAGAGCATTTCGGCCGGTTCCACTATTGATCTCCAAAGGATGGTTCGGACAGTTCGGTGCTTGTTGAATTGCGCAGACAGTCGCACCCCATCGGTAGCGCGAAGGTGCATCCGGTGCTGCTGATGTGGTCGGCTATAGGTTGCCCGCACCAACAAGTCTCGGGATCGATCTCTTGCCCACAGCCTTTGCAGATGGTGTGGTCCTCGCCGATGTCAGTCACTGTTATCGACCCCTCAACACGCGCAGCTTGTGATTCAGCTCGGCGAGTCGCACGCGCCACGTATGGTGTTGAGACGCAAGCTGCGCACCTGCGAGTCCGATCTCTCGACGGCGCTCGTTCGGCCACGACAACGCTGTCAGCGCAATGTCCCTCGCCTCGATCGGATTGTGGAACACCAGGCAGTTCGTTCCATTGACGAGTCCGTGGCTTTCCATGTCATCGAAGTAGTGGACCAGCGCCAGTGTTCCACTGCCCAGCACTCGGTAGAGTCGATCCGAGCTGTAGCGTTCGAGCTGCCCCGAAATACTGACACTGGCTGCCATGTGACTAGCCCTGTAGATGTGCGGAACATCCACTGGCTTGATGCCGCCGCCGAGCCGAGTTCTCGTGTAGGTTTGCTTCAGCGCGCGCATCGTCTCTTCGCGCATCCACGCCGTCTGCTCGGGCAGCGTCAGCGGTAGATCGCGTCCATACCTCGAGTAGATGAACGCGATGTCGTACATGCTGCCGTAGGACGTCTCGTCATCACTCGGGAAGTACAAGTGATCGTCGTAGCCGCATTGCATGCACGCCGCGACGACACCCTTGGACTTGAGCACGCGCACGTGTGTCATCGAGCAATGCAACGTCAAATCCACCACCCTACCTAACTCGACGAACCAATCGAAGTTGGTGTGGCTGTTCATGCCGGCGACGTCGCCGCTCCACGTCACGATCTTCATGCCCGGACACGTGGCTCGAAGCTGCCGCACGACCTCGACAGGCAGCATCTCCGGCCATTGCGCCTGCGCGAAGAACACTGTGGGTTTCAGTGCCTCGGCGACGTCGATCAGTTCGTTGTAGTCGGTGTGCGCGGGCGGATGGTCGCAGGTCACGATCGCATGCTGCGGGTAGGTGGACTTGAAGCTGTCCACCAGGGCAGCTTGGGGCTCGCTCGGATGTGTGATGTAGAGCAACAGTGCTCGTTCAGTTGAATCCGCCGATTCCACGTACGGCAGAATCCCTCGGGGGCTGTCGAACGCCGGTTCCTCGACCGCGTTGAAAAGCCCGATTCCCGCCACAGAACCCCGCCCAGAATCGACGTGCTGAAGTCGCAGGACCGTAGCGTCGTCGGTCATCGGCCGCGGGCCGCCGGGCTCGAGTTGAGCTCCGGTCGCCCAGCGACTCCAGAAGGTCCGCCGGTCGGTGTCCGCGCGCCCGTTGGCATGATTGTTGGCGCGTAAGGGGTCATCCACGCCTAGGTCGGTCACGACGATGTTGATGTCGCTGACGACACTGAAGCCCAGCCTCCAGACCCAACAGCTCAGCTCCGTGTCGGCGCCGTACGTCCAGTAGACGGGCGCCCAGAACCCTCCAGATACCCACGCACACAGCTCTGCAACAGATCTACGGATCAGACCGAAATTCGCATACGGCTTGAAGTGAATGGTCTGCACTCGAGCTTGCGGCTGCTGCATCTTCGACGTGTCCTTGTCGATCAGGTGAAACGCCACCTGACCGACTTGGGGGTCATCGAAGCGCGCCAGGGCGCCTTCGATGTCGCCCTCGAGCGTCATGTCGTCGTTGAGCGTGCAGATGAAGTCGCCACGGCTGCATGCGAATGCCTTGTTGAAGGCATCGACGGCGCCGTCGAGGTAGTTGGTCTGGATCCACGTCACGTCGGGCTTGTCGATGTAGTCAGACGCAGGACCGGCGACAACCACGATTTCCATCGTGAGGCTGGTGTCCATCATCAGCATGCGGATGCTGCGCAGTGCCGCGTCGAGTGCTTCAGGTCGATCGTTGGTCCCCAATAGGAAGCTGATGTCCACACGAGACCGCAGAGGCCCACGCGGCTTGAAGTGCATCCTCGTGTCGTCGAAGCTCACGACTTGACGCCCTTGAGTGCCTGCACGTTGAGCGCCGCTTGCACCTCATCGACGGCGTTCGACTCAGCCGCAGCGCGTTGCTTGGTGTGGTAGTCGGTCAGCGCAGCCTGGAGCTCCACTCTCAACATGGTGACGAGCGCGAGCTGGCATGGGATGCACAGGGTCTCGCCCGCGCGGACCGCTTCGCAGTTGTTGACGACTACGAAAGCCAAGCTCGAGCCGAGCGCCAGAACGGCTTCGGTCGCGTCTCTGGCGTCGATCGTTTTGCCGATTGCCTCCACTACCTTCTGCACGGGTGAATCTTCCATACCTACCTTCCTTTCAGCTTGTCTTCGAGGATCGATCCGAGGTGAGACAGCGCACGCTCGGACTGCACTTCGTCTGCGTAGATCTGAGCACTTCGGACGCTTCGCTGTCCGAGCGCATCACGCACTTCTTCGTGACTGCCGCCACCGTTCAGAATGAAGATGGCGATCGTTCGACGGAATCGGTGAAAGTGCAGCCGCCCGGTGACTTGCGCGGCTACACGTACTTGTCCCAACCGTTCGTTGACGGCGCGATACGCGGGCGACTTGGCGTCGCTCTTGTCTTTGCCGCTGACATACGCAGCGACGTTGATCGACCGTGCGGCAATGACGCCATCGCGGAGCTGCCTGAACGCTTCGAGCTGCACGGGCTGGAGTTGATAGTCGCGGTTCTTAGAGCCCTTCTGCACGACGTGCAGCACCGGGTTCGGCGAGCTCATATTCAGTGTGGACAAGCTCGCATGATCGGTGCGTAGAACGTCCGAGATGCGCATCCCGGTCAACGCCAGTACCCGAATGACTTGATCGCGTCGATCGTTTGGATCTAAAGCAGCTAGAACCCGTCGCCACTCTTCAAGCGGCAAGGACACGGCTTCACGAAGGCGTTCTGTGGTCGATGGCGCATTCTCCATTGCAGGCAGTTCAGTGCGGTGAACCTCAGCCATGTAGACACGCCAGTCGTTCCAGGCGCCGCGGTATGCCTTGCGGGTCCTGATCTCGTAGTCGGCGAGAACGAGCGTATTGCGTTTGTGGATGGCTCCCACGAGCAGCGCACGTTGGCGCGCTGTCGTGAGAGCTCGACCCTTGCGGATCATCCAGTCTTCAAACGCCGCTCGTTCTTCAACCCGCGGGGCTTGCATGCACGGTAGTGGCTTGAGGTCCACCCCCGTCGCAATTCAGATCGGTGAGCAGCTTCGCGATGGCTATGGCGAGTGCTGCGGCTTCGACTTGTGTCGTGCACACGAGCTCGGGGACGTTCACCTCGAACGTCCCGTCATCCATGTGCACGACGACGATGCCATGCTCGTGCTCGTCGATCTGCACGGGCGACTGTGATCGTTTCTTCGCCATCACGCCATCACATCAGCCATCGCAGCCGCCGCATCCGAGTCGTCGTGCAGCGGCGCAGCACCGTTGGTCTTCGGCGCCTTGGGCGCCTTGGGCGTCTTGCTCTTCTTCGCCGCCTTGGGCTTGTCGGCTTTCGCTTCTGCCTTCGGCGCAGCCTTCTTGGTCGGCTTGGCCTTCTTGGGCGCTGCCGTCTTCGCCGGCTTGCTGCTCTTCGTCTTGGCAGGTTTCGCCGCCTTGGCCTTCTTGGGCTTCGCGACACGCTCCTTCTTCTCCTCGTACTTGTCCACGGCGTTGCGACGCGCCGTCGCCAGCGCCATGATCACGTCGCCGGCCTCTTCCTCGGTGAGCTTGCGGAACTCGAGGCCCTTCCGCTCGGCACTCACGGTGCGCAGGATGCGCGTCTTGCCGCTCTCGCCGTTCTCGACGACGCAGCGGCTCGCTGCGATCTCCTTGAACTGGTCGTGAGCCTCTTTGCTGAACCCAACTGTCTTCAGATTCGCCATGATTGATCTCCTTTGTTTCCTGTACTGTACAGGGGATCGCTAGTGTTATACGCTTGTCGATCCCACGTCAACCTTCAAACCGGGCACTCACTCAACGCTGCATGTGCCGCGTCCCGCTGATCGGACTCCCAAGCAGCGATGCGCTCGCCGAGCGTGGACGTTTGAGCTTCGTCGTCTTCTGCGCCCTCACCGTCGAAATCCTCGAAATCCACGCCTTCGAGCTCACCTGCCCACGACTCCAAGCTGTCCGCCTTCTCGCGGCAGTCGTCGATCGTCGGACTTCCACCCGGAAAGGCGTTCTCCATGTTGTCGGCGGACTCCGTGTACTCCTCGCCGACTTCACGGATGGTCTCCGCGGCAGTCTCGAGGATTGTCTTGAGCTCATCCACGTCGCCGGGCTCTTCGGGGTCGCCGCCCCAGGCGACGATGTTCTCTTCCGCCTCTTCCCGCGCGCTGTACACCCGGCTCAGCTTGTCGGACGACGTCAGGTCACTCGGCTTGAAGCGGCATGCAGGCTTCGAGCAGCGGGCGACCTTCGGGCCGTTCTTCTTCTGGATCCAGATGTAGCTGTCGCCTGGAACGCGAGCGTTCTTTCCGCTCTCGGTTTTACCAACGATTGCCGCCTTGATGACGTCACCGCACTTGGAGCACTTGGTCTCTACGCGTGCGTGCTCGACTGTGTTGATCTTGGGCATTTACGCTTCTCCTCCATCACAAGGGCAGACGGCGATGTCGCTGTTGGATAGCCAGATGGTCGCCATGCGGCTCAAGACCGCATCCGCCTCATGCACCAGCGGCTCGTCCGGCCCGAACCTGCGCAGCAACGCATCTCTCACGACGATGCGTCTGGCGAAGTCATTCGCCAGGCGCTTCATCACGTCATCGTATGTTGGTTGATCTGTAGTTCTCACCGTTGATCCTCGTAGTCGGTATCCCATGCAACGCGGAGTGGCTCGAGCACCAGCTCGCGCAGCATGCGCGAGCCGTAGTCGCCGAGGTGCTTCAGCACGTGGGTTTGAAATACGCCTACGGCTGTGGGCTCGACACGCTGTAGGTGCCTCACGATCAACGTTAGAGCCAAGACATCCTTCGGGCGGCCCGCCCAGAGCTTGAAGAGCAGTGCATCCACTAGCCGGATACGCCGATCGATTGGACTGACAGTCGGCATTGCGGCCTCGATGGCGGCGAGATGCGCAAGGTACATCCCGTCCGTCTTCGAGCGCGTGACGAGATCAACAGCGAGTGGATGATTATCCGTGGAGAGGTACTCGTCGTCCGGCGAACATCCAACACGCAAGTGCAGGCTGCCTTCGCCTGTGGGCGCGACGTAGGTCGGAGGGAACGAGCACGCTTTCAGGGCAGCTAACGCTTCCTGCACTTGCCCACTGTGCGTGAAGAGCAGGTCGATGTCTTTCACCCGGATCGGTACGTTGTAGGAACGAATCGCGAGACTGCCGCCAACCGCGAAGAAGCACTTTGCTTCGCGAAGGACGTGGAGCAGATCAACCGTGCGCGAGTCCGTCAGTCCCGGCTCGTGCAAAGGGACTCCAGGTTCATCATAGAGGGTAGTCATGTCCTTTTCTCCACATTGACTTCGAGACCATCGAGCGCCATTCCCTCGACGAGATCGTGCAAGTAGCGATGCTCGCACGAGAATGTGCCGCCGAACCATTGCTCGGACTCGAGCGCGATGTTGGCATCGATCCACGCTGTTGCGGCTGGTGTGTGCGGTCGAATCATTGCGATCGTTCCGCAATACGTGACGGTGATGTCCATCTACACACCACCCTCTTGTCCTGTCGTTGCGATCTTCGGACAAGGCTTGCTCTTGTCACGCATGACCACGAATGACATGCGAATCGCGACGCCATTGTTCTTGAAGTTGAATGCGTAGCGCCCCTGCAGCAGACCCAACGCCTCGACGACTTCAGCCCATGAGCCGAAGTCCTGCACGAGCGATGAGTCGTCTGGTACGGATACGACGATGTACGTGCCGGCTATGTACGACTTGAGCGGGATCTCGACGACCGCACCGCATACCTGGCACGCAATCGGATGACTAGCGTTGCCCATCACAGCACCCCGAGCACTTTGAGCGTTTCCGCATTGAGCGACTCGCGTGCGCGCGTCGCAGCCTCTTGAACCTCTTCGGCCTGCCCGCAGTTGATGCAGATGCACTCCATCTTCAGTGCCGCCACGAACACCGGCAGCATCGCTTCGATGAGCGCGCGGCGGGTGTCGTTCTGTTGCAGCCAGTCCGCCAGCTTCACCGCTGCGTAACGTTGCGTCGCTCGCGTCATCTCTGACGTGGCGAAGCTGTCACGGAAGAAGGCTGAAAGTGCTTCCACGTCCGGCAGCCCGATCAGTTCGTCGATGGATTTCGGTGTGGTCATTTCGTCCTCACGAGCATGCTCTTGATGAGCGCATCGGCTGCTTCGTGCCGACTGCCGACGTACGCACCGGAGGCCCAACACCATAGCTTGGGCCCGGCACGCCAGATCTTACCGATGCGCAGATACAATTTGCCGCCCAGGTGCATGATCACATCGTACTCACGTGTGCTGACGTTGCTGACGACGAATCGATAGGCGATTGCGCCACCGTCATCGGTGTTGCAGAGCTGAAAGGGGCGAATCGTCATAACCGATCACCTCGCCTTCGCGTAAGCCGGGACGCAGTACGCGCGTCGTGCGCTCTTCGGGTAGAAGCAGAAGCTGAGACGGCCTTCGGAATCGAGCTCCACTTCCATGTCACAGTCGTGGAGCATCTTCGCGGGCTCCCAGCTTCCGCTCATGTCGCGGATGATGTCAGCGACCTGTCGCAGATCGAACGTCGCGACAGGCGGCGGGAGAAGGATGTCGAGGACATCGCGTTGCGCCTCGCGCATCGTCTGAGCGACTTTGTAGGCAGACATCTTCAGGCCGCCTTCTTGAAGAAAGAACCCGCCAGTCGCTCGAGCTCGAGCTTCTTCTCGAGATCTTCTTCACGAGTCGCCAGCAAGCTCAGCGCATTGCTCATGCGCCAGGCAGTGTTGCCCGGCGGCAGAAGCTCGACCTCGGCGCTGTTGAACACGTCGGCCACCTTCGCAGCGCCACCCTTGCCGAGCTTCGTCGCGAGGTCGGCGATAACCTTGCCCGTGTCGATCTTTTCGCTGCCCAGCTCCTTGATCTGATTCATCACGCCGTGGACGTAGTCGGGCGATAGCAGCTTGCCGACGACGTCGGTCACGGCGCTGGCGATCGTCGCGGTGTCGAGCGAGTAGGTCTTCTGCGAGAAGTCCATGTTCTCGTCGAGGCGCTTGCCGAGGTGGACCTGACGGAGCGCGCTTTCGAGCATCGCGAGGTTGGTGCACCACGGGCGGTAGACGAAGAGCTTGATCTCGTGCGCGCCGCTGCCGTAGTCGCTGTTCTGCCAGCTCAGACCGACGAGCATCGGCTCGTTCGGAATCGGCTCGAAGATCATGGGCAGCGCGATTCGCACGAGCGTCTTCACCTGCGAGCCCAAGCCGCTCCAGGGCACTGCGCCAACTGCGCTCGCGGCTTTCGCGAACGCGTCGAGCAATGGACGGCTGTCGAGGCGCCTGAACTTGTCGGAGAGGAAGCCGCGCAGGTTGGATTCGTAGCTGCGCAGCAGGTACTTCTCGTCGCCTCGGTGGGCGTACTGCGTCGCGAGGTTGGTCGCGAGCAGCTTCATGCGCCAATAGGGATCGGCGTTCTTGTCGTCCGCTTCGCGGAGCGAATCGACGTACGTCTTCGGAATGCCCGCCCGTTCGGCGATCTGCTGCACCGCGTGGGGCACCGCGGTGAGTCGGGTGCTGTCGCTCAGCGTGACTCCGATCTCGCCGTTGGCCTCGACGTCGAAGGCGAGTGCCGGTGCCTTCACGATGCGATCCTGCGGAACCTCGTTCAGCACGCGCATGATGATGTCGGTTGCTCGCTGCTTGCCGGTGTCGAGCTCCTTCTCGAAGATGGTCCGCGCGTGTTGCGCGGCTGCGCTTGCGCTGGTGTTGTAGTTGTTTGCGCTGTGATGGATCATTCCCATGTGTTCCTTCTTTCTTCCGGTTGAACTTCAGTACGACCACGACCCCGACCTCGACCTCGACCACGACCACGACCCCGACCTCGACCTCGACCACGACCACGACCCCGACCTCGACCTCGACCACGACCCCGACCTCGACCTCGACCACGACCACGACCCCGACCTCGACCTCGACCTCGACCCCGACCCGTCGAAGCCAGCGCGAACCATCGCCGCGGAGATCATTGAACTGTCCGCGGCGCAGGGTGTCCCCAGTCGCACACGTCGATCACGGCACCACGATTGACCGACACGAGCGAACCGTCGGGATACGGCTCGACCTCTTCGAGCGTGCCAGTCTTCAGCGCATTGGCCCAGCGGCCGGTGGATGCGATCCAAGCAGCATCTTTCAGCACGATCTCCTCTTTGGAGACCTGCGTGATGATGCCCGTGTAGTACAGGGTCACGGTCCTGATGAACACCGTGTTGTTCACGCGGATCGGCGTTTGAGGTTTCACTTGTTTCGTCGTCTTCTTGATTGCCATGTTCAGTCCTCTTTCTTGTCGAGCCATGCGGACAAGCCCGCGTACTGCGTCGGATTCTTGTCCTCGCCCTCATTGGCGAAGACGGTTGCGAGTGTTGTGTCGTTCGTCGCGCGGACCATGTCTTCCGTGTTCCGCGCAACACCATCGGGGTCCCACGGCACCTCGAAGCCCGCGTCCTCGAGTGAGATGCCCTTTCCGTTGCCAGCTTCACGTTCTGCGGCTGCAAGGGCGTCAGCAACGTGCCGCTCGTGTGCGTGCAGGGCGTCGGAGATCGCCAGGCCCATCGTCGCCTCGAAGAGCTCCAGCGGGCACCCAAGGCCCGCAAGCTCTGCGAGCGCAACACGCAACCTCAACAAGCCCGGCTTGTGGACGGGTGGCGCACGATCGAACACGTGTTGCGCATGTTGCAATGCCGGGTCGTCGATTCGTCGAGCTTGTTGCGGCTGTGCGATGCCGGGTGGTGCGGGCGGATTGATCAGCGGCTCGCAGCTCAGGTGTCTTCCCCGCCTGTGCTGCCGATCCCACATGATGTTGCGCTCCGCGGGCATTGGTTGCTTGCACACGTAGCAAGGGCTCGTGTAGGAGGCTTTCAGGAGTCGTTCGGTCACGGCAGACGCTCCTTCAGCGCGTCGAGGAAGGTCTCGAGCTCGCGCTCGGCTTTTCGCTTCGCTTCCCAGTCGCTGCGCGTTCCACACGCGCCCGCATCGATCTGAGCTGCGGCACGCCGGTCTGCGAGCTGCACCAACTTGTCCAGGTCGGCGCCCGTGATTCTGCTGGGCGTTGTCATCTTCACAGCCTCCCTTGTTCTTTCAATCTCATCGCGATCTGCTCGCGACGGGCGAAATCAGCCTTCATCTCGGTTCTGCTCGCGTAGCAGTGTTCCGGTGCGACGCCTTTGGTCTTCGGGGCGCATTTTCCACGCCCCATGTTGCACGCGCAGGTCGCGTCGTGGGCCGCAACGACCTTGTCCATCTGCAAGCCGGGATCGCCTTCGCCTTCAGGTGGAAGGTTCAATCCCTCGAACTCTGGATGCAGCGCGAGGCACTCCTCGCAAACGTCAACTTCCCAGCCATAGGTATCGCTTTCGCAATGCAGCCAACCCGGACAGCACGGACCCTCGTGGCCCTCACCGCGGCAGCAGTCGCACGTGGACTCGCCGCTACTCGTGCCGACCACGTCGCCATTCGCGTTGATCACTACGACTTGGCACGAGCAGTCCTCATCCATGTCGCACGAGGGATCGTGAACGATTGGCGTGTAGTCCGGGTTGTCACAGGTCGCTGCGCGGGTACGCGCGAAGAGGTCATGCGCCTTCTTCTCTTCATGTGCAGCGTTCAACACGAACACCTGAAACTGATCATCAACATCCAACGTGTCGATGAAGCTCATCAGGAGCTCGATCTGACTTTCCTCGTCGAAGGGGTGAATCTCCAGCGCTTCGTCGAGCGCCGTTCTGTTGGTGATGAGGATGTCCACGTCACTCATGTGCGTCCTCCTTCCTGCACTCTTCACCCAAGCCCTTGCGAAGCTGCTCTTCGTATTCCGCCCAGCAGTCAGCGTCGGAGTACATCCACGACTTCTGCCCGCCAACGGTCACAGGCTCACCCCCGATGGTCGCGCGATACTCGAACGTGAGGGAGAACTCACCACGGCGGACCGTCAGGACTGTCGATCCCTCGTGGACGAGCTTTCCTCCCGCCTGCCAGAAGTCGATCAAGACGCCATCGCCAGTCGAGATCCTTGTGGTCTCCAGGTTGAGGCTTTGAGCTATCGCGTCTATACGCCGCACGACGCGATCGAGGATTGATTCGTGGGACATCAGTCGTGCTCCGGCGCGGGACCATCGTCATCGTCGAGCACGGGGTGCCCAACGTCGTTCTCTTCGTCGGGATCTTCGTCCTCGTCTTCGGTGTCGTCCTCGTCGTCGGTCGGGTCTTCCTCGTCGTCGGAAAGCTCCTCACGCAACGCCGCCTCGAACACGTGGTAGGCGAGCACGTTGATCAACGTCCCGCTATTCATGTCGTAGCCCAGCTCGCCCATCTTCTCTTCTGCATCGCACCACTGCGACCAACTGCACCCGTGCAGGATGTCGAAGCAGTCTTTGTTGTAGATCACCGCGTTGTCGCAGGCTTCGTAGAGTTGCGTATCGAACGCTTCGCTGCGCTCGGAACCGCGAAGGTCCTTGATCTCCTCGCGGATGCTGGAAGCAGCGTTCTTGACGTCGGAATAGAAGAGCCGTTGCAGCGTGTTCCGCGCGTGATCGACTTCGCCGTCGGTGGGGCGTCGGTCGCCGTGCGACGTGTTGACGTCGTAATCGGGCAGCAGCGCAATCACGCGCGTTACCAGCTCCGGGTCGAGAATCGGGTGCTCGATCGTTTTCAGGTCTTCCGCGAACTTGCGGAGCTTCTCTAGCTCTTCGTATGTGATCTTCATTTCAGCCTCCCGCTTTCGCCACTCGCGCATCCCGCACGGCACGCAGCACCGCAATCTGCTCCTCGCGCGACACGAATCGATCCTGATCAATCAGCGCGAAGAACGGTTCTTGCTCCGCAATCGTGAAATCCAGCGGAATGCTCACGTACGGCGTGCCGTGGTCGTTGATCGGATTCGTGAAGAACGCCATTGTGGCGTCCACCAATTCCTTGTCGGATACGTCCATGATCTAGCCTCCCTATAGTGTTGAAAACAATTCAGCCGCCCAAGACTACGATCTCACACAGAAAAACTCCGGCACTCGATCGCGAGCGGGAGGCTAAGCCTTCTCGCGAGACACCCGCAGGTTTCTATGTGAGATCGCAGACTTGGGCGGCTGAGACGGCTACCTCAGTAAATCTTGACGCCCATACGTGCGACAGCTTCGTCCTCGGCGATGCCGAACAGCGTGCTCACGTAGGCGCGGATCTCGCCGACGTACGTGTTGCAACACATCGCGTAGCCGTCGGCCTTGTAGTAGTCGTGACCACCGATGCTGCGACCGTTGCCAGCGATGGGAACAGGTGCCTCTGCGCCGCACTTGGGACACGGCGCGTCCAACCAGGCTGCGCTGCCGTCTCCGTTGACGGAGAGCTTGATCCGTTGATCTTTGGTGTGCAGTTCTACGCGGGTTTTCATCGCCCTACTCCTTCTCGTCCGCGAGGTCTTGCGCGTCGTCGAGCGCCTTGCCGGCGATGAAGTCTTCCCGGCTCACGAGACGCGTCGTGACGCCATCGGGCCTGAGCTTGCTGACGACGACGCCGCCCTGCTCACGTTGGGCTTGCGCGTGCGCGTCCCACTGTGCGGACACCTCTTGGAGCTGCGCGCTCAGGCGCGCGCTGTTGGAGGGTCCAGTAGCGGCGAGCTCCTCGTCGAGTGCGAGAAGCTCGCGATCGTCCTCGTGGATCCACACGGACCACCGCGTATCGAACTGCCCTTGATCGTCGATCTGGAAGATGAAGCGCGAGACGCCTTTCGCTTCGAGCACCTTCGCCGCAAGCTCGGGGGAGTCGTCCTGACCGGGGTGCCAGCCCGACTCGAACTCCTGATCGAGCTTGGCGTACTCGTGCGAGGCCAAGTCGAGCCCGAGCGTGTTCGCGGTGCGTGGATTGCCTTCGAGCGATTCGAGATAGTCGCTCGGGTCGTCCTCGACGCAGCTCGCGCACGTGAGGCCGTCGTCGTGACGGTAGAACTGCGGGAGCCAGCCGTACGAGTCGGGTTCGGTCTGAACGCAGCCGTTACACTGGCAGCACTCATCGACTTGATCGCACCACTCGATCACGCCGCCGACTTGTTCGATCAAGGCCGCGACGGTGATATTGTCGTCTTCGTCGAAGTCGAGCCCCGTCCAGTCGTACTCTGCGATGAGCGCAACGAGCTCGTCGTGCTCGCGCCACTTGCGTTCACGCAACCAATCGCGCGCAGACGAGAAGTCGCCGCGTGCGATCCGATTGCACGCGTAGCCAAAGGAGGTTGCCGCCTGACGTGGCTCGCGCACGTCGTGGTTCCAGTTGCCGGCAACAATGAAGTCGCCCTCGCGCCCATCGGCGTACTTGCGGAACCGGCGCAATTCCAGGTAGAAGGAGCCTTCCTCCATGATCGCGCTCAGCAATTCGCCGACTTGGCGGCGCAAGCGCGCCTTTTCGGCCGCTTCGTGCGCGGCAATCGCTGGCAGATCGGATTGTGCTTCGTCGGTCATTGGAACTTGTACCTCCGAGTGCGCTCAGCACCCTCCAGCCAGTCGCCATACGACGTGACGTAGAACACGTCGCGCTCGGTGTCGAAGAGGATCGTGGACGCGTACGTGTCGCCCGTGTTGCAGTACGAGGCGACCACGTCGCCCCAATAGCCGCCATCGTACGACTCATGTCGGATCGACTCGACACCGCACGTGTCGAGCACGTCGTCGATCAATTCGAGTGCGCGGCTCGCACGCTTCGCGAGTGAATCGAGACGGCGCACGGGCCACTCCGCGGGGTTCAACGCATCCACGTCGCCGCTGTACACCGCTTCCATGAGCTTGCGGATGAGTCGCGCCTTCGGGCGGTCGATGTATTCGATTCGTTTCGCGATCTCGTTGATTGAGGGAATGCGCGTCATGCGCCTGCCTCTTCGTCTTTCGGCTCGTAATTGTCGAGCCACGACTGGGCGACGAGGCCCGTGGGATCGTCGCTGACGAGGTTCGCATCGAGCATATGTTGCAGCCCGCGCTTGATTGCGACGAGCTCCGCACGGTCCTTCTTCGTCCAGCCGTGTGACTTCTTCGGTTCACGATCGAAACGGCGGATGTTGCGCTCGATCTCACCAAGCGCCTGCTTCACGACGCCGCGGTAGTGTGTTTCGCCCGCGATCAAGAAACTTCCGACCGCGTAGACAGGGTCGCCCTGTCCGCAGTGCCAGTTACACAGCGCGACGCCCAGGTCCACGCCTTCGAGGATTGTTGCCATCGGGTAGCCTCCCGTTTGTTGATCCAGTACCGCGTTGCGCAGCACGAATGGGGGTTTGAAGTACGCGTGACGATGCGGGAGACCAGTCATGCATCGTGCTTGGGTATCCGTTGTGCCGGATCAAACAGCGCAAGCCGCCTTCGGGCTGGACCCCTTTGCGGCGCAAGCCTCCCCAACACAACGGACCGCCATACCTCAAACCCCCACTCGCAGCCGCGCAGCAGGGGTTATGTAGAAACTGACTGCGAGGCGCGGTCTTTCACCGCGCGGTGCATGATTCACCTCCTTTCGTTACGATCGAGGTGTCACACCTCGACCTTGCAAACTTGCGCGCCGGTCAATGGTGGCGACATGTGCGCGTCGCACATGTCGTCCGCGTCGTGCCATTGACCGACGCTCGCGAACGGCCGACCGACGAGCGTTTGTGCCGCGTCTATCGCGCCGTCGAGGTTCTTGGAAACACTCGCGACGTGCGTCGGTTTGCCACTGAAGGCGTAATAGACGCTTGTCGTGGACGATGCCCAGTTCCAGCCGCGCATCACACGCCTTCGACTTTGCCGGTTTCGAGATTGACGTACCCACAATGCGGGTAGCGCCAACCGAGTCCGATCTCCGCGCTGTCGGGCGCGTGTTTGGGGGGATCTGCGAACGTGCAGCCGCTTCCCACGAGCAGGAAGGAAAGCCTTCCGAGATCGCGGTGACCCATGTCCGCGTTGCGGAATGCCGCCCAACGCGTGCCCGGTCGCACGCGCTCACGCATCGCGGCGAGTGCCGCAGGCTCGATGTCGTCCGGCCCGAGCTCCGGCTCGAGCTCGAAGCTGCAATTCGCGTAGCAGTTCACGAAGTCTTTCACGCTTCGCGTCTGACTCACGCCGTCGATGCCGGCGAAATGCCAGAGCCGCTTGCGCTTGGACTTCCACGCGATCGAGTGAGAGGAATACATGCCGCCTTGCAGCGGCATGCGGAGATCGATGACTTTGTCCGGGCTCGCTTTCGCGAGCGCGACGACTTCGTGCGCGTTCATGTGGGCTTGTCCTCGCGAAAGTGCGACTCGAAGAGGTCGCGACTCACGCCCGTCAGTTCTGCTAGCTCGTCGGCGTCGAGGTCGTGCGATTCGCCGCCGACCTCGATCAAGCCGTCGCAGCCCGTCTCGTCGGTAAGCAGCCACGCAGCGACGTGCGCGAACGTCGGCGCCATCGCCTGCGCGAGCGGGCGAAGCGCATCGTTCTCGCGAAGCCACTTCGCGAGCTTGCTCGCGCAGTTCTTACGGTCGCGATCGTCGTCGAGCGCGTAGCCGTCACAGTGCTCTTCGAGAAACGCGAGGATGCGTTCCTTACTGATCGGCGGCGCAAGCGTATCGACCGCATCGACTGCACGCTTCCACGCGTCGGCGGTTTCGTCTGGGTCTTTGTCGTCCGCGCCGCACGTGTGCTCGCCCGCGGGTTCTTGCGCGTGCATCGCTTCGACCTCGGCGGGCGTGACGCACGTAGCCGTGCCGGTTTTCCAGAAGCGTACCGTCGGCCAGTTGTCGTCCACACCTGCGAAGTGCTCGACGGTGCCGAGGTCACCGGGCTGTGCGTGCGGCGTAGGGAAGTCTTTCGTCGGGCCCTTGCCGTCATCCCACACCGTCACGCGAGCTCGCACGACGGTACGCTCTGCGAGCGGAAGGATCGCCGGATACGGCGCTTTCGCGTCCACGTGTCGGTTCCATTCGTCGATGTCACTCATATGGCCTCCCGATTGAAATTCAAACACGAACGCCCCGCTAGGGTTGATCCCTAGCAGGGCGAAACACTACAGCGCAAAAAGCGCGCTAGCGGGCGACCTTTCGCCCGCGAGTGAACGCTTCCGCGCCCCATGCAGGCACGCACGCGCCATCGGTCTCACGCGCGTTAGGCGCCTGTATCGGGCCTTCCCATGCGCCCGCAACGGGCACCGTATCGGGCGCTTTCGCGACCTTCGCAGCGCGATGCGCGATTGCGCGCGCCAGGTCGCGCCGCTGCTTTCGCTCACGCGCCGTTTCGCCCGGAGCATCGGGCACACGCGCCGCAACGCGCGCCGGATGCGCGCGGAGCGTCGTGAATGCGTCACCAAGCTCGGCACTGCGTTCGCGCGCCGCATCAGCGACTTTCGCCGCACGGTCGCCAGCGTCGCGCGGGCCGCGCTTTCCGAGCTTGCCTGCTCCGGTCGGGCCTAGTAGCGACGTCGCGACCGTTTCGGGTCGCGCGTCACGCTCACGCGAGACACGCACAACGCGAAACGCGCGGGCGAGACCCTCACGAGTCTCGTCCGCGCGTACACGCGCTTGCGTGTCGCTTTCGCCCGCGGGCGAAAGCGAGAGCCGGCCAGCGCAGCCAGCGCCATCCGACATATAGGTAATTCGATGCTTCCGCATCCTTCGGGCTCGGTGTCAATCGAGCCCGAAGGATGCGGAAGGGGCACAACGGGTGCCCCTTCCGTGGTCTAGGCGTTCGCGTTCTTGCCGTTGCTCTTCGTCGCCGGCAACGTCGGCACTGTCGTGGCGGTCAACGCGCGGGGCGCCTCTTGCGCTTCTCGCGCGCGGCGCTCGTGCTCCGCTGCCATCGCGCCGGCCCGCGCCAGCGTTTCGAGAGCGGCGCCAGCGGCGCGCCGGTCACGAGCTTCGACTGCGGCGACGAGCGGCCCGGTGTGCGGCGCGATGCAAGCCAGCCGTGCGTCGCGCGTTGCGACGCTGGCCAGCCAGAGGGCGTCTGCCAGGGCGTCGCTATCGAGCACCAACGCATCCTTCGATGCTCGCCCCCTTCGGGGCCAATCGCCCGCCCAGTGTGCGAGTACGGCCAACGCGCTCTTTGCCGACTTGGCGGGCGCTTTCGCGCCAGCCGATACCGCCGTCAATGCTGTCAAGGTGAAGTCGTCCATGTAGCCTCCCAGAGTGTTGGGAAGCGTCGCGGTTTGCGACGCTCCAGCAAGCCACGCACCCCCTACAGGGTCCCGGAGCTAGCTGGAACAGCGCGATACCGTCCTAGACTGTTTTGGCCTGAAAACAGGCTCTTTCCGTTGCTCCACCTATGCCGGCCACGGATACCGCGGGCGGGGGTGCCCCCTAGCAGGGGCGGGGAGCCAGGTTTTCAAAGGGCACCCCCGGAGCAGCAGCGCCGGTGGCCCACCCTCGCCGCGTGGCCAGGGGGGATGTACAGACTACCAGGCCCGGCTAGGTATTCCAGCGGGAAACCTAGGTAGTGTTTTAGCCTGTAATATCAAGGGTTTAGGGGTTTCTGTATAACAGCTATACCTATTTATGTTATACATAAACCCCCTACCCTCCCGGATCCATTGTCCTACCCCCCGGTCAATGACCCGATCCCCTGGTCAATGGACCGGGCCCGGCTAGCTCGAGCTAGCCCGACCTTTGGCCCGTGGCTTGCCTCGCGCGTGCGCGCGCGTTGTGCGCGTATGTGCGTGCGCGCGCACGCGCGTGAGACCGTCTCGGCGTCGAGCGAGCCGACGTGACATGCTCTTCTGTATGTACGGACTCGGCGCCGCTCCACCAACAATCGATCTCGATCCGCCGAAAAGGAAGCCCGGTCGCCCGCCTAGTCCCGAAGGCCGGCGATCTCAGCAGTTCAACATGCGACTCAGCGTGCACGACGTGCAAACGCTGACGTGGCTGCGACACCGCTGGGGCGCACTGCTAAGGCCGCGGTTGCCCGGCGGCGGTGTAGACCCCGTCGGCGCAGCGGAAGCCATCCGATGGGCCCTGGAGCTCGTGCGCGCGAACGAGCTGAACGAGGCGCCCGACGTACCGCTCGGAATCACCCCCATCGTCGCAAGCACGAGTACACCTACACCTACATCGGCATCCACTCCAGAACGCCGTAAACGCCCCGAGAAGAGCTACGCCGCTCCCGCCGCGTCGAAGCCTGACGTTCCTGCTCCAAGGCCGGTCGCTGAGGCGCCTGTGCAGCCCGCGGCACCTTCCAAGGTCAGTCCGCCCGAGGTGCCCAGCTGGCGCGAGCGACTCGAGCAAGCCGACGCGGGCATCCTGAACGCCAACGCGGTCGCGACACCCAAGGCCAAGCCGACGCCAGCCAAGACCCGAAAGCAGACCACCGTCCACGTTGCCCGCGCGCAGACCACGCCCGCTGCACCGACGGTTGTCGAGCCCCCCAGCGGGCTGACAGGTGAACAGTGCGAAGAGCTCGTCACGCGCACACAGGCGATCTTGATCGCGCTACGCGACTACACCGCACGAGAGAACAGCTACACGGAAGCGCCGAAACATGCGCGCGCCAAACTCTTCTCGAGCGTTCGCGGCGCACGTGCGGCACTCGCAGATCAGATCGTCGGCATCAACAAGTTCCGACAGAAGCACGCCAAAGACCTCGAGCCGCTCCCCATGCCGCCAGACCTCACGCCCGACATCGCGGGGAAAGATCTGCCCGACCTCGACACTCGGTTCTACAAAGAGATGGTGCTCGCGTGGGCCAAAGCGCTCTGTGGCGAAGACTCCGACACCTTCACCGCAGTACGTGGTCTGGACGGTATCGACTAGATCGTGACCTTCGGTACACGACAGTGGATCGTGTCGATGAGACGGCACCGACGTCGCGGCGCCGGCATTCCCGTGACGGTCAAGCTCAGTTGCGGACACACGATCGAATCGGTGCTTTGGGATAACGCACCGCGCCCACCTGGCCGCCAGACGAATGTCCCGGCGTACTACATCTGCAAGCGGTGCATCGCGCCGTGGGCGCGAGGTCTACGTGCGCAGTACCAACCGCGCCGTCAGCCAAAGCAGAAACGCCGCACCAAAGCCCGCAGCAACCTTCGCCCCGGTCGATAGGCTTCGCGTCGGGGCGATCGGACCTTCCGCGAGAATCCACGCCGGCAGCTTGGGCGCTCGTGCGTGCACACCACGCCAGCCCTCGTTGCGGACGTACAGCGCTGCGCTGCTTCCAGCATCGCAGTAGCCCGCGTAACGAGCGCCCTTGGAGATGAACAGTTGTGCGAGATCGGCTAGTGAGCCGCCACTAGCGACCAAATAGATCAGCCGGCCGTCGGGCAATAGTCCCAAGCCAGCAACACTCGATTCGCTTCCGCCGCCGCTGGGGCTGCCGTTCCACACGAGCGTCGGATACGTCTGAATCGCTACCGTTGCCGTGGGATCGACACTCGAGCCCTGCTTGGCGCTCGCTCGTCCATTCACTACCTGAATCAGCACGCCACTGTTTGCCAGTCGTGCCGTCGGCCCGACGTTGACACCGTGAGACAGATCGAGCTGTCGTGTGCAGGGCTTGACGCCACCGCCGCACGATCCACTGCCGGTGTGCGAGTACATTGGCGCTGCCATGGCCGCCATCGCCTTCGGGTAATCACTCATCACCCGCGCGACATCCACAGGCGATGGATATCGAACGATATGGAGTAGATCGCCACTGAAGATGTACTCGCCGATGTTACGGAGTGACATTGACCATCTCGATGTGCAGGACGACACGCTCGGGAATCCAGAGACCGTCTTTCAACACGATCTTACGGGCTACACCCGTCAACTGAGACTTCCGCACCACCTTGGTGTCGATGAACTTCGGACCACGCGACGGCTGCTTGATCAGTGGATTCTTGATCATCGGAAGAATGCCTTCCAGAGAAGCCAGGTGCCGATGCCTGCACCGATGACGATGGTCGCTTTCGCCGCGCCCGACATCGATGTGCCTGAGCTCGCAACACCCCCAATCGGAGGCTCGTGACAGCTCGGCTCAACCGCACGCAACGCCGCATAGGCTTCGATCGAACTACCGCTCGGAGTCTTGACGGCGAAGTGCAAGTGCGGACGTCCGTGCGCATTGCCGCTGTCGCCGAGAATGCCGAGCTGTTGACCTGCGACGACACGCTGCCCTGGCGTTACCAGCACCCTCGAGCCCATGTGCGCGAAGTAGTAGTCGTAGCCGTCTACACCGCGGATCCAGACGTAGTTGCCGCCCTTGTCGCTCACACCTGCGCCCGGCAGGCTGGACCTCGGATGCTGCTGGAGCACTACGCCGTCTAGCGGGGCAACGATCGCTGCGCCCTTGTAGCGCATGCCGCTCGCAGGGATCCCCACGACGAAGATGTCGTAGGCGGCGTGGCGCAGGCCAGAATCCCTGACCTCGTGGAAGTCGCCTTCCCAGAATGCAGGCCGACGGTCTTGCGCCAAACCCGCAATCGGAAATCGCTGAAGCTGTCGAACCGCTGCCATCAGTGTGTCCGTTGTAGTAGGCGCTCGATTACGCCGTCCAGATCCGTACGCAGAGTCGTAAGGCAGTCCGCCAAGAGGGCAGGCGGAAGGTCTGGCAAGACCTCGTGTATGACTGCTCTCAGCTCAGCATCGCTGCAACGGTTCAGCACGAAACGCATGAAGGTCCCGCCGAGCTTGTAACGCTCAGCCTCGGTAATACCCAACGTCCAGTCACGATCTTGGGACATGCTTATCGAGCTCCGAGTGTCAGACGCCACAGCAACCACGCACTGAACCCTACGGTGCCGGCAACGATCAGTTTGGTGCCCGTTCCCATGCTCGAGCCGCCAGAACCCCCAGCAGCAACGATCGACACCGGAAGTACGTTCGACTCCCGATCGTAGCTGTACCAGTTCCCACTACCTTCGATCGTCCAGGCACCCGCAGGTTGGTCGCTGTCGCCCCATTCACCTGTGTGTGCTGCGCCGGGAACGGGATTCGGCACCTGGCCGCGTGCCCAGGAGTAGACGAAGTCTTGGAGCTCCCGCCCCATGTCCGCCCAGGTCAGTCGAGTGATCCGCTCGCGGCGCTGGAACTTCGCTTCGGTGCAGAGCTCGTTGCGTCTCGGGTGCGTGCTAGTGGGGGCACAATAGGCGCCGTTACGCTGCCACCCGGCGTGGATGGCTGTGCTGTAGGATCGAAAGCTGTCTTGGAAGCGCGGATAGGTCGTACGGCCACGCTCACGGAGCAAAGCATCTCGAGTCGCTGCAACCCAGAGTCTCGCTGCGACGACAGGTCCGCTGCTTCTGCTGCCGGCACTCCCGCGAATCATCCGACCCGCCCATAGGAGGTCGTCATCCGTGATCGGCGTCTTGAAATGCGGACTCTGGATGTACCCGATGATGCTCATTGCACGTGCTTGTTGTAGCCGGGTGGAACGATGAGACGACTTTCTCTTCGCGTCTTCGCAAGAGCCGCAGCACGTTCGTGGCAATGGGCGCATTCGCCCGCTTCATCGACACGTCGAGGCTGCTTGCACGTCCGGCAGTCGATCAGCCACCACGGCAGAGCTCGATCTCGTGTGCTCATTCGGATTCCAGCCACGCCTTGTAGCGCGCCATGAGCTGACCCGCGGAGCTCTCAGGGATTGCACGCGACGTCAGCTCCGTAACCGTTTGGAACGCGAGGTTGAACAGCCGAGTGAGACGTTCGCGTCGTTCCGCGCGCAGGGGTCCACGCTTGGCAGCCAGCAGCCTGCGCGCACGCTTCACCGCAGGCGTGTCTTCCGCCTCGCCAGTCACTGCGAGCTTCGCGCCCGCGCACGAACGCATCCCCTGCAAGCCCTCCAGAGTCTCGGTCGCGCTCTTGGCCTCCTCGAGCAGATCGTAGTGGCACACGAACTCCGGCATGACGGTGAGCACCATCAACGCCGCGTCCACCTCGTCCTGAATCAAGGCGCCACGCGCCCACGGCGGAAACTGATTGCATAGATCTGCCAGGTACTGCCGGAACGGCTTCTTGTCCGCATTGAACGGACACGTCGGACACCGCTTCTCCATCGCCGGTCGAACTGGCGGTGTGAACATTGGAAGCTGAACAGGAACGTATCCCTCTTCACCCGGCAGCGAACAGTCGATCCCGTCGTAGTTACTCATCTAGTGCTCCAGCCGCATCTTGATGTCGAGCCCATTGACGTTCAGGACGACACTTGCCGCCTTGATCGGACCGAACTTGGTCGCCTGAAGCTGCGTCAGCGTGGACGTCAGCAATCGCCCGATCATGTGCGCAGCCACGTGTAGCGGCATGGGCATCTCGGGATGACACTCGATCTCGAATCTCATCGTTGATGACCTACACCAGCCGTGACCCATTCTTCTCGAATGACTTCACGTCGGCGCTTGCTTCGCACGATGCTCACACCCACGACAGCAGCACCAAGCACACCGAGAATCGCAACGAGCCATGGCCAGATGGGCTTCTCGATCGTGATCGAACCTTGCTCCTGGTACTGGCCGAAGTCGGAGCACGGGACTTCTGCTTGCCCAGCCAAGACGAAATCGCCCGCGCGCTGTTCGAGTCGGACGTTGCGCTCGAGGCTTCTAGCCACTTCCATCGCGACCATCACGTCGCCGCCACCTGGCGCCCAAACGACGATCGGCACACCGTTCTTGTGCGTAGCAGCGATGCCGGCGCGGTCGCCCAGAGTCAACAGCCGGACGCGCGTCGGTGTGAGATCATAGCCGCCTTCGTAGCGGAGCAGCAAGATCTGGCCATGCCGCAGGTTCGCGACGCCTTCAGCAACACCCGGCGGTAGCTGCACGGTCGTCTGCACACCCGGACGCCCGACCCACCAGAACTCGACGCCCGCTTGATACGGGGCTGCAAGCTGGCGCGGGCTCTGCCATGGGTAGCTACGAAAGATCTTCCAGTTGGAAGCGACACCCTCATCGCTCTCGAACGAGAGCGTAACGCTCTGATTCCTACAGGCCACGGCGGCGCCTCCCGATGACGAGCGCACCTGCACCCAACGTAGCCAGCACCGCGCCTGCGATGGCCCATTTGGCGCCGGAGCTCATGCCAGTGTCGGTGGCCGGTTCACTGCCGTGCGCGTCTTGATCGCCACTCGACGTCTGTACGGTCGTGGCGTTGTTCAGCGCCTGCTGGATGTTCGCGCCGTGCGGAATCCGTGCGGCCAGGTTCGTGCGGATCGGCGCGGCCCCAAGCCCGTACAGGCCCGACTCGCAGCGCACAGCGTCCGCCCGCGTTCCGGGCCGCAGCTTCATGTACGCTGCTGCCGCCGCCAGTGCATCGATGTAACCGCCATATCGATCCGGCAGATTGACCAGACCGTTCACACGCACGCACCACACAGGTGCCACCGTGTAGACGACGGGAGCGTAATAGGATCTGTATCCGCCCCCGTGTCGATACCGTCGCCCACCACCGTGCCCATGATGGCGCCTACCGCCTCGACCCACTTGATTCACCAGCAGCATGCCTCTGAGGCTACATGACCATACGTCGTGGGGCTAGACGCCCGGCTACTGATGCCGTTCTGCCCACTCAATCAAGGCGTCTCGAGCCATCGCCTCTTCCCGAAAGCACTCCATCTGTTCTGCGGTGACATTTCGACCCGCTTCGGCCTCCACCACCAAAGCGCCACCTCGCTTGATCGCGCGCTCGTACGCGTCGAGCAATTCCTCGAACGTCTTCTCCTCTAGATCTGGATCTAGAATTTCCACGCTACTTGCCCCGTGCAACCCGCGCAGCTTCACGAGCTTTCTGCTGTTCGCGGCGGATGTTCTCGTTGAGAGACTCGAGGAAGGCTTGATTGCCGAGCACGATCTGCTGTTCGAGCTCCACACGCTTCAGGTGATTCCCCTCGATATGCCGATCGATGGCAGCGTTGCGCTGCATCGTGCAGGAGGGACAAACGTTCCTGAAGCTATCAACCCAAGCAGACCGCTTCTTGTGATCCTCGGCGTCGAACGTGATCGGCTCGCGCGTCTCCCGTGGATTGGCGCGTATGCGCTTGCGCCAATCCAGCCGGCCGTACGAACTGTCGATCGTCTCCTCGAAATGCCAGAGCGGAGACTCCTTCCGGGTGCAGCAGACACAGCCTCCAGTCTGTTGACCGTTCACAGGCACGAGCTTCGCCTCGAGAACAGGAAGGGCCTCGTCGCGCGCAAACAGGGTGCTCTGTAAGCCCGCCTTCTGCCGGCGCTTCACGAGCCAGATGATTGCGCCGATCACCAGGGCGAGGCCGATGATTCCCCAGGCGAGGTCCCACATGCGATTCGGATCGGAGGTCATGCCGTCTTCATCCACGGCTGCGGGAACAAGTTCGGCCACGTCTGGAGGCAGAGCTCCTTCCACATGACGGCGAGGCGGAAGAACTCTGCATCCGCATCCTTGTGCGCCCGCTCCTTGAAGAGCTTCGCGAGCGCCATCGGATTCGTCGTCCAGATCCAGCTTGTTGCAGCTTGTCCAGGCAGAAAGCCCGCGGCAGCTTCCAGCACCCTCTTGCGCTCGATCGTATCCGGCTTGGGGCCAAGCCGCCCCAATCCGCCCTCCACGTACGCGAGATACTGATTGTACGCAGCTTGCATCGCGCGGCGGAAGTTCTCGACCGAGACAGGACCATCGTTGATCAGCCGTGGCGGCACGATGAAATGGCCGGGGTGCTCCGTGTAGCGCGTGGACTCCTGTGAGGGGGAGCCCTCCTCATCGCGGTCTGCGCCCACGTAGTTGCGGATCAATTCGTGAGACACCCGCCGGCTCACGTTCGCGATGAAGAACGTCATCTTCGCGTGATAGAGAATCGAGGCATGAGGTACATCGCCGCCCTGCGTGTTGGCGATGTACTCTGCGTTGGATCTCTTCCCCGCCTTCAGGCCGAAGCTGTTGTAACATTTGCGGCCCGCGAGCTCGACGAGAAGCTCGTTGTGCGAGATCCCGTCTTGTTCTTCCTTGTGGGGAAAGAGCGCCCAGCAGCCAGACTCTTCCGGCAAGCAGACCGGCCTGTACTCCTTGAGCCAGTCGATCATCTTGTTGAGACCACGCGTCTGGATCTGCATCTCCGCGAGGCAAGTCACCATCGGTGCCGTGATCAACGTTACTGCGGTCATTTCTCCCCACTTTCTTTCTGGATCAGCAGCAACACGAGATATCCCACCGTGTCGAGGATTGCGTCTTCGTTCAGGTCCTCGTTGCCAGCGACGATGCGCGCCAGCTTGTCGTCGAGCCGCACGCGGATGCGATCTTCTGGGCCTAGCTTGCTGAAGATGCGTTGAGGGTGGAATGCGCTGTTGCCGTACGCAGCGTTCTTCTCGAGGAGCATCTTCTTGATCTGGTCGCACTTCTCTGCGATACAGGTCGCGGCGCGCTCCGCATTCAGGGGTTGCGCGCCGGGATGCTCGAGCCACGTCTTGCACTCAACGCACGTCACACTCGCGGGGTTGTTGCTATTGAATCCACCGTCAGTCTCACCGCAAAGCAACACCAACTTGCCCAGCACGGAGTTACCCGTCGTGTAGTGGATCGGGTGCGCCGCTGCAATCGCAAGGGAAGGCTTGGCCGCAAGATCATCTAGCGACAAACCTACAACGACCGCATCAGCAGCAGCTTTGCGGATCTTATGCTCCTCATTGCTGCGCCGAATCACTTCCAGACACGGCTTGCAACTCACTTCGGACAGCTCGTATGAGCTACGATCATTGTTGGTGTGGCTGAACTGACCGCAGGCCATCGCACCGTTACCCATCGCAGAGTGAACAACGCCCATGGTCAAGGCCGCCAATCATTGCCAAACGCGTCGGCGAGAACGGCATCGATCGGACGGACCGTCCACAAGCCGCGAGGCATGTCAGGCATGTACCTCTGAATCGCCTTGACCGTCGCCGGACCTGCAACGCCATCGACGAGCAAGCTCGCACCCATCTTGTTGAGCTCGAGTTGCCTCGGCTTCCAGAGCGCGATGTCGGAATTGGTCGCGTAATCGACAGGTTCGTAGCCAGCGAAGTGAGACGCGGGCCGACCAACCTCGGGATCTGGAGCCGTATCCACGGACTTCAAGAGCCAATCGTAGAAGTGGTCGCCGGGGTCTCCTCGACCCCGCGTTGCGTGACCATTCTTCAAGCCGCAGCAGTCGCGGTGCCCATAGACGCCCACCGCATTCGCGCCGCCTTCGGCAAGCCGAGGAATCCGCCCCACGTACTTGAACTGCGTCTGCCGCTGGATCTGGAAGATCCACGTAACCGCATCGACGAGCGTCGTGCAGTTGTCGAGCTGCCCAGTATAGAGTGGGCCGGTCTTCTTGCCATCGACCATGACCTGTTCTTGCCAGATCTCCAATCCCTCGGTGTACTGATTCACCTTGCCGGCGTGGTAGGCGGCAGTCTTGAAGACGTCACACATGCAGGCAAGGTCGCCGTCACGGTCGCCGATGAGCTGAGCGCCGCCCGCTTCCGCGTTGTTCGTCCAGTAGCGATTGGTCTTCGCCGCGTCATCAACCCTCGGGCCGTACCCCGGCTTGAGCGGCTGTGGCCAGATGCCCTTCGTCGTGTGCCCGACGAACGCCCGGATCCAGGTAGTGGACCGTGGAGCACCATCCTCGGGTAGCTTCAGCATCAGCGCGATGTTGTCGAGGAAGTTCTGGATCGGTAGACCCGGAACGATGAACGGCTTCTTGTTGATGATCAGTCCTGTAGCAGTCACGCCGGCACCTTCTTCACCTTCCTCGGTGCGGACTTCGCGGCGGGCTTCGCTCCAGCGTCCGCCAGGTAGTTCGCGCGCAACGCACCGATGATCGCATCGCCGAAGGTTTGGTCCTCCTTGGACTTGCTGAAACGGACTGACACGGTTCGTCCTCGCTTCGAGACCTTCATGCGATTTCTCTCCTCTCGAAATACAACTGCATGCAGTGCTTGCAGACGTGGGCCGCATAGAGCGGCAATAGGTCACACCAATTCGGATCGTTCAGAAGTGGATTCCCCACTGGCGGTAGAAGTGGCGTGATCGCCAGCATGTTGTTCGCGTGCCGCACGAAGTCACTCAGTTCGAGCAGTTCATGCGGCTCGTGCGGATACGCGTCAGCGCTCGTTAGTACCCAAAGCTCAGCCTGCACCACGTACTCGAACGAGCGATTCACAGCACAGACACCATGCCGTTCAATCATTTGCTCGCACAGCTTCGCCGCGACGCTATGAGCCGAATCTACAATCACGTCTTGTTACCTTTGAAGCCCGTACCGGGATCTGCATTGTCGAGCCGATCGAATAGCTCATCCGCATCTGGTAGTACCGGCTGTAGCGTCTGGAGCTGTCGCTCCCACACCTTGGGATTGATCGGAGCTTCGTAGACCTTGGGTGCCTTGGCGCCTCGATGATGCTTGCTGCGCCTATACGACTGATTCGCCATCTTCGCCTTCACGTTCCTCGTGAACGAGCTCGACGAGCAGATCGTGCTTCAACACTTCCAGCTCCGCGATGAGCACCTGGAGCTCACGATTGGTGGGGCCTTCGGGATTGATTGAGCCCTTGAAACAGACGCTGGGGCCGGACGTCGTACTCGAGGCCACCGCCACGACACCGAACGTGACCATCTCCCCGGATTCCACCTGCATCAACAGGTCACGGAGGAATGCGATGCACTGCATCTTTCGGTCTGGACTAGCGCTTCCGATCTGCGTGACTTTCTTCTTGGCCATGATTCAAACCCTCTTGAGCAATCGGTCGAGCCGCCAGCGCATGTTCTGGATCTTGCGCAGCAGTCCAACCGGAATGTCTTTCACCTGATCTCGCACATCTTCGCCTTGCTTGAGTCCAGTCAGCGTGCGCACAAGCCAATCGACTTCAGCGACGCTGAAGGACTGGCTCAAACGCGTCGGCTTCGATCCACAGATGTGCTTGTCGGGTTTCACCCGATTTCCGCAGTCTTTGCACGTCGTCACTTGCGCACCCTCTTCGATGGCTTCCGAGGTGCAGGCGCGCGCTCCCAGATCAGAACGAGCCGATTCAAGAACACGTGCGATGCGACGAGCCGAAAGCCGTCCTCGTCCCGATCGAACATCGCGCCAGCGAGATTGTCGTAGTTGTGGATTGTGTCTACCGCGTACCGCGTCGGCCGCTCGGGCGGCGCACCAGGGGCTCGCTTGCCAGCGAGACAGTAGGGACAATCGACGCCAAGCTCCGCGGGTGTGCTGCCACCCGTGCAGGCCCAGCGTATGTCACCCAGCTTGAGCACCGTACGGCACACCGAGCGGAAACTGTCGGAGCGGGGGTCTCGGAGATGAGCGGTCATCCTTGCCTCGTCTGTACAAGCGCCTTCAGCGCCTCGTTTACAGCCACGAGCTCGGCACCCTCACGCGCCATGCCCTGACGAGCGCACTCACGCGTCGCTGTCAGGCGCGCCTCTCGGTGCTCAGTCAGGTGTGTGATTGCCGCCGCCCAGGACTCGGGCACGCTGGGATCGACGTAGATTCCACTCAAGCCCACCGCCTCACGCAACCCAGCCACATTCGGAAACGCGGTAGTGGGTTCACTGACGATCACGGGGACACCCACGCTGATCGCTTCAGCAGCAGCCATGCCGTAGGACTCAGCCCGACTCGGCATGATGAGACACCAGGCTTCAGCCAGCGCCCGCTGAACTGCATCTACACTCGGTTCCCAGATCTCCACGTTCGGGTATTGACCTGGACTGCAAACGACTTGCTCGCCGTAGACGCCCTTGATGCCGATGAAGCGTCTAGACGGAAAACGCTGAGCGAGGTAGTAGAAGATCTGAGGGTTCTTGAGCCGCTTGTCGAGATTGACTTGAACGATCGCATCCGCCCCGTTCTTGACGTGCGTGTCGAAGAATCGGTAGACAGGCGGATGTAGCGTGATCGGGTTGATGCACGGGTATTTGTTTCGTTCGTGATCGGTATTGACGACTTGAAGATCGCTAACCCTGTTGGGATCGTCGTCGCTGGGACTGGTGTGGAGCATGCCCACCAGCCTTGGTCCGTAGCAGCCGTAGCCGTAGATGCGCCGAGCACCGAGATGACCAGCACCAGTCGCTAAGACGACAGCGGCGTAGCTCCAGAGCTGCTCCTCGTTCATGTTGGAGAGACCACGCACGTCCGCGAAGGCTGTCCTCCAGCCGCGCCGAGCGAGGTCTGCCGCCCAGCGTTGTGTCGCGACCTCGCTGCCCGCCAGGTGCCACTTACGCGCGACGAACAACAGCGAGTCCGGGTCCCAGGCGTAACCCTGGTCGAGTCCTGTCCCGCTTCGATACTCACGCAGCGCCTTGAAGTTCTGTGTCCTCCACAGATCCATCCAGCGCATCGACGGTTGTGTCATTGGAAGTTCTTGAGGTGCTGCTTGAAGATCTCGACGGTACGCTTGCCAATCGAGACGCGCGCTTCCTTGCTATCGACGATCTCGCCCACACCTTCGCGCAGAACATCTTCAGTCATTGCGGCAATCACGTCGCGCGTCTTCTCCATGCCGATGCCCTGCGGCAGCTTGTCGAGAACGTGCTGTAGCCGAGTTGGCGTCACCCACTCGATCGCAATGGCCTCTGCGTCTGCGAGTGCAGTCATCTTCGCAGGATCGACGACGGGCCGCGGCATCGCGGTCTCTCGCTCCTCGTCGCGCTTGTGCTTCGAGATGATGCGCTCGCCATTGTTCAAGCGGACTTCGATGAGCGGTCGCAGCACGACGCCCTCGCGCGGCTTGTCGCCTTCGACGCCGTTGCGTCGAGCCTGCTCGGAGGGCGCGTCGCGTTCGGCGTCGAGCGCGGCGAGATCTGTCGAGACCTTCGCGAAATGGACGAACTCCAAGCCGAGCGACGCAACGATCTCAGCGGCGGTCGGCACGACAAGCCAGAGATCGCCGATCTGGACGTCGAACGCAGCGAAGCGGAGCGTAGGGCCGTACCGCCACGTCTGCTTCTGTTGACTGCCGCCGTACGCCTCGCCGTAGACCGTAACAGCCGGATGCCCCATCGCCTCGAACGCCGCCGTGAGCGCGGCGATGTCGAAGAGCTTCGCAAACCGCACCGGACTCTCGCCACCGGACGAGAGCGTGACGCGCCCATCCCCCCACGAGACGTGCGCGGACGTGCCGTGCAGCTTTTCGAGCGCGTAGCACTCGCGGAAAAACAGGACCGTTTGATCCTTGTAGAGATTGTTGATGTGCAGGTACCCCATCACTTCACCCAACCCTGCTTGATCAGCTCGCCCTCGATGTCGGGCGGCTTCCATCCTTCGGGCTTCGTCGGCTTCTTGAGATCGCCTACGGCTTCTTTCGCCATGTTCGCGCGTTGAACCTCGGCTGCGATCGGGCCCCCGTCCACACCGCACACGAGACGCGTGCCCTCGACGACGTAATCGAGATCAGCGAGCGCGTCGATGAATGCGGGGAAGTCGCCGATGCCGATGCCGATGGTGTCGATCTTGCTGAGCTCCGCTTCCAACTTCGGGCGCATGGCGGCAACAGCTTCGGCACAGCCGTGCAGGGAACCCAGCAGCTCGAAGAACTCTTCTGCGATCAACCGGATCCTGAAGGCCACGACCTGGCGTGTCGGCACCCCAGGCTTTTCACCAACCGCATGCCCGAACTTCTCGTGAAAGGCGCGCACCTGATCGTGCAGATTCCCAGTACGCGCTTCCACCTCCGCAGCCGTACGTTGCATGTACTCCGGCGTGTAGAAGTCGGATGAGGCCCAGATTGTCTCTTCGTCCGCCAGACTCATAGCCTCCTCATCAGTAACAGGCCGGATCTCACCATCGAGCTCCGCGTCCCACTCCCCCTCGTAGGACTGGTACGAGTGGATACGCCCCGTCCACACGTAAGCACCTGGAGCACGACCTCGAGCGAAGTCCCGCACCACATCCGCCTCGCCCGTGCACTCGATCTCGTACTCGATATCCGGGCCGATCCTGTCGTGAAACATCGCGTGTCCTGGCGTCAGTACGAAGAAAACAGCCATCGAGCCGCAGCCCTTCTTGTAGACGTCATTCGGCATCGGAGGCTTTGCTCGCACAAGCTGAAAAATACTCATTTTCAAAGATCTCCCCAGGTGTCTGCCACCTTGTAGTGCGCGTCGTAGAGCATCTCGCCGTAGCCGAAGTCGTGCTTCTGACGCATGGCGTTTTCAATGATCTGTCCGACCTCATCTGCAACTTCAGTCTTCGCCAGCGCTACGATCTGATCATGCACCTGCATGATGATGCGCGCGAGATTGACGTCCAACGGTGCGCCGTTCTCGCCCATTCGCAGGATCAACCGAATGATCTCCGTCCAGACCTCGAGCATGGCGAGATTCATCATGTCAGCAGCCGAGCTCTGGATCGCGAAATTGGCGATGTCGGTCGGAGGGATCTCGCCCCAACAGTAGGGACGACGCCGCCCGAGCACCTTGGATTCCAGGTAACGCTTCTCGTAGGCTTCCGCGATGCGCTCCGTGATCCGGTGCTTGTACTCGGGCGACAGCGTATGGAAGGCTTTGAAGACGGCTTCGACGGTACGAAGCGTGAGCGTAGGGACTTCGACCCGCAGGTTCTTCCAGATCGTCGTCTCGACAGCACCGTACGCCATGCCGTAGTCGCCACGCTTGGCTAGATCTCGTAAGCGTTTCTTGGTCTCGGGTCCGCCGTTGGGGAACAGATCAGGGAAGGCCGTGTTCGCGACGAACGAGTGCGGATCGTAGGTCGGGTCGTACTTGCGGGCTTCGTCCTCGGGCCGGTTGACGAAGTCGAACAACGCACCGCCCGTCAGTGCCGCCAGAATACGAAACTCGATCGCTGCCGCGTCTGCACCCACGAGCTTGTATCCCGGTGGCGCCGCAACGATGCTTCTCAAACTGAACTTGCGGAGATCTTTGCCCTTGCCACTACAGGTCGGACACTCCTTGACGTCATGCGGCAAGATGCCGGCCTTCTCACCAGCTTCGAGCTGCTTGAGGATCAACAACCAATCAGGGTTCGGTGTGCAGTTCTTGCAGGTCCAGAACAAGGGTTCGGACGACACCGCCATGAAGTTCGGGTTGTTGCTCCAACGCCCAGAGACCTGCATGCAGGTCTTCCATGCGGGGTGAATAGCGCCCCAGCGTGCCGCATCGGGCGGCTCGAGAACATTGATGTCTGTACCTACATCCCCCAATTCGTATTCAGGGTGCCAGCGCCAGAGCCGCAGCCACGGCCGCACGTTTGTCGTCAGTGTCTTGGCGACATCGCGATAGGCCAGGAGAGCTTCGACACCTGGGTGCAGGTGGCGCAGCGCCGTCAGCACGCCCGCACGGGTGCTCGCCAGGCCCGTCTTGGTCTTCTGGTCAGATGGAAGGCCCCAGCGCTCGAAGAGCACCGTACGAAGTTGGTTTGGTTTCGTGGGAGACCAGCCACCCGCGGGAGCATCTGTTTCGCCTGCCAAGTCCTGGTAGACCTTCAACGCCTTCGCCAACCGTTGCTCCATCAGCAGCGATGCAATCTTCAACCTCACACGATCGATCGGTACGCCCGTCTTCGTCATGTCGCAACCGACACGCACGAGCTTCATGTCGAGGTCGATCAGATCTGGGTTAATGCCTTCTTCCTTGGCTTCGGTGACGAGGTGAGGAATGAGTGCATCGGTGTAGATCGTGTCTCGGGCGTTATAGAGCGCGAGCTCTTTCAGGCTATGGAAGTGCTGGACGCTATGGCGTCGAGGAGGCTTCCAGGGAGCAACACCGAGGTAGGTGTGGGCAGTGAACGCCAGCGACTGAGGCTCTTCCGGCCAGATCGCGTGGTGCAGTAGGAGCGTGTCTGTCAGTGGACCGTTGACGGGACCGACGTGGTACTCGAGCCCCGTCACGTCTGCGGAGATCATGTGCCCGCACTTGCCGATGTTTCCATCGGCCAAGAACTCGCGCACGTACTCGTGGTGTGGACCCGGAACAGTCAGATCGAAGACATAGCTAACGCCATCGCGACAGATACCCACCACAGTCAGCCGGTGATGAGCAGGATCATTCGACTTGCGCCAGCGTTTGGTGTCGAGTGGCTCGAACTCGATGTCGATCGTGTATTCGGAGTGCTGCTTGAGAAAGTCTCGGGCTTCCTGACACTCGCCTTGAACGAGCCAGGCTTCGTTGATGTACTCGTGGAGCTGTTCGCCTTGGGAAAGCCTGAAGGCGCGTCCGATGTGCCGGACGGTTGCGGGGATGACGGGCGGGCCTAGGAAGGACTTGCCGCCGTCGTCCTTGCCGCGCGCATCGCGGATCATGGCAGACGGATGGAACACCGGCACCAGCGTCCATGTCTGATCCGCGAGTAGGCTAAAGGGCCGTTCCTCGGGAGCTTGAATAGAACCCACGTCTTGAACTAGACCCCGAGCCAGCGCCAGACGATCTACAACGACCATCTGAAAGCGCCGGCCCTGACCTTCACAGTCAGGGCAGTCGAGCGGCTCGTTCGGATCTCCATCCCACTGCTGCTTACTAGACAGCCATGGCGCGAGCTCGCGGCGCCAGTAGCCCTCGCCTTCGCACGTCGGACACGCCAGCAGCCGCCGACGCTCAGCCTGTTTGACGATGCCACTCAGAGCCTTGTATGCCGAAGCCCCTAAGGCGATGATCACCTTGGGCTTGAAGTGCTCGATCTCCGCTACCAACCTACTGTGACAAGCCTCGATGGCGCCTTCCGCTTCCTTCATGTCGTTCTGCGGCGGACGACACAGAAGCGCATTCGTGATCCAGACCTGGTCTCGAGTCACACCCAGCTTCGCCAGCATCGCGTCCAGCAGCTCTCCGCTGGGTCCGACGAAAGGTTCTTGCCGCGCGCACTCCACACGTCCGGGTGCCTCACCCACCAGCATGACAGGGTAATTGATCTGGTCGAGCAGCACCTTGGGCTGGTGTGCTTTGACTTCCAGACTCGGCATCTTCGTCCGGTTGTAGTTCAACGGACAGACGTCACATGCCGCGTAGCTGTGGTCGAAGATCGGCATGTGGAGTATTGAAGATCACTCCACCGGAAGCGGCGTCTTGTCGAAGACAGCTTCCACCGCCATGAGGAAGAACCTGAGCACGTCCGCGTCCTCTGCCTCCGCTACGGTCATTCGGAGGATCTCGCGTTCATCCGCCCGCGCCTTGGTGGCAATACGAATGAAGCTCCGCAACGCGTGCAGCATCTCTCTGCTCGGACTGATGGGCAGATCGAGATGCGTTGCTTGTGGAGGTTGAGCTAGGACAGCATCACGCTTCAAGAGCACACTAAGCTGCTGCTCGATCCGCTGGAGCTGACTTCGACCATTCGTGTCGCGTGGCACGTTGACCAGCAACTGGAGCATGGTCATCTGCGCGTTGAGACGCTCGACGACTTCGGTGATGTCCACACGGACGGGTAGTCGCTGTCGATCGTCGTTCCACTGCTTGAGCAGATCTCGCACCGACTGTAAGATGGTCGTCATCTGAGGAACCGCAGCTTGCGTTTCCGTGAGCAACGCGACGAGCCGGATCAGCGTAGTGTTGACGCCCACCACTTGCTCCTCGACGGAGTTGGCAGCTACTTGCAGATCGTCGATCCTCTCGCCGATATCCTCGAACTGTCGCCGAAGCCACTTCTTCATGCCCATACACACGTCCTCTCTTCAGATCATCAGCACGTCAGGAGCGACTCGAACGCTCAACCTGTGGTTTTGGAGGCCACTGCTCTGCCATTGAGCTACTGACGTTTAGTGCCGGTCTCTCCCGGCTTGTCACGCTGCGGATCGAGTTCGCGGCCCGAGGTCCACCGCTGCGTTTGCGCCCAGGATTCACGCCTTACCTGAGATGGCGTGTCTAAGCGGATGACAGCCGCCAGACAAGATCAGCGCAGGTTCATGCGCCCCCGCTTGCCCGCCGGAGCTGCCGCAGGCTTCGCCGCCGCCGCACCAGGCTTGCCGTTGGCAGGCTTGGTGGTGGCAGCCGGAGCAGGCTTCGTCTCGACCACCGGCTCGTTCGCCGCTGCGTCTGCCGAATCGCCGATCGCGCGCTCGTTGACGATGTCCTGACCGATCTGCTTCTCCTTGTACTGGTCCATGTACGGACGGTGCTTGACGGTCCCGACGTACTGGCAGCCGACGAGGTCGCTCTCCTCGAAGCTCAGCTCGCCCGTGTCCTCGTTGTAGTCGTAGCCGATGCCGCACGCCTTGACGATCTTGATCGTGTACGGTGCCGCCGCCGGGGTGAGCGTGAACGTCCGCCAGAGCTTCCGACCCGCGTACTCCTCGGGCTCGACGACCTCGTTGACGACCGTCATTACCGGCGTCTCACCATCCTTCTTCGCCACACCGATATCCGCCGAGCTGACCATGAAGACGTAGTCGCCTTTGGGCAACGGATCCTTCTTCTCGGCCTGACCCTCGAACGCTGCTGCTTTGACTCCACCAAGCGTGAACATGTTTCGATCTCCTACGTTTGATTGCGATCTGACATCACACAATCGCGTGTGAATGTCTTTGTAGAGGTAGATGTTGATCTACCCCGACATCTTGTTCACCGCCCACCCGCTTTCGCAGCAGCGTCGAGCCGGTCGCGAGCCGCCATGATCTTTTCCATCCGGGCGACGCCGACGCAGCACAGCCGAACGCGCGCCAGGAATCCTGGGTAGTTCACGGCGGCCTCGTAGCTCTGAAGGTTTATGAGCAAGCAGCGCGCGTGCATCTTCCGGCGCTCGGAGAGCCTGTAGCCCGGAGTCTGGTGCGCCGCCGCGATGATGAGGTCCAAGCCCAAAGCACCGCAGAGCGCGCACACCGACATGCGTCGCACCGCGTGAGCGGTAGGCGGTCGATCGCACTCGCATGCGCCCTTCGCGAGACGTCCGATAGGATTCACTCCACACCGCCCTTCGCAGCAGCGTCGAGCGCGGCGCAACTGCCCAATAACGGTGACGGGACAACCCGTAGCTTCGGCCAACGAGCTTGCCAGCCTTTTTCCTGCTCGCGCTGAACGAGCATGGGCCAATCCTCCAAAAATACCGGGCGGATAATCCCAGCCGTAAGGTCGTGAAATCCGTGGGGCAAAAACAACTCTACTAACCCCGAAGGATCGAGACGAGCGCCCACGCACGTTGCCACTTCACAAAGACACCCAAGAGCCTCCCCACAAGAGTTATAGGGTGCGTGCCCATGCCAAACGTGCGTATCAGCTTGATTTACGACGTCCCAGGGCACACCCATTTCCTGGTTTTGGAGCCAACGAACGCCCCTCGGCACCCCCGCGCGACTGAAATAAGCGACATCGACGTCAGTAACCGGAGTAGGAACGTAACCGTGCAGTTCGTCCCACACTAAGTTACGGATGAACCCCCCAGCAACCCAGCAATCTGGGAGATCGCTCGCCTGCACCAGCGTAAGCACTCGCATTCGCCAGGCATCACGAGTGACCAATTCCCTGAGCCAAGCGTCATTCATGTTTTCACCGCGTCGAGCGCGGCGCGGAGCGCGATCCACAGGGCACGCGTTGGTCCAGGCGGCCACACCGGGTCGGGGCGCGACCACATTGCGTCGAGTGCTTCCGCCGCCTCTCGCACCGCTTCGAGGAGGGCCACGCGGGCGCGCAGGGCCTTCCATCTCGCGAGCGCCGACGTTGGCTCAATATCGGACGGCATCGCATCCGCCTTGAGCCGCTCGTTCTCCGCGCGCAGGGCGTGCAGTTCGGCGAGGAGAGCGGAGCCGGCGTCAGAGCGGAACGGGCACTTCAGACTATGGCCTTTGGCCTCGACGTAGTTGCACGCGCGGCACCGCTTGCCCGCGTGGAAATTCATCGCGTCCCACCAATCGACCATCGACCACTTGTGCATCTCCACGCACGTCGCCTCCGCCTTCTCGCGGGCCGCGCGTTCGGCGAATGCCGCTCGCTCCTCCCTTGCTTCGCGTTCATTCGCGTTAGCGAGGCGAGCGACGGCAAGATCCCGATACCGCTCCGCCGACTGCATCGTTTCACGAAGCGCATCGCGTTCTCGCTCGACTTCGGCGAGGCGGGCGCGGAGGGAGTCAATTTCCGCGACGACCGGCCCCGGAGTATCAGCGCCCCACGCGTCGAAGCCGCACTTTGGACATAGGCGCCCCGGCATCGGCGCGTCGCACTTCGGGCACTTGTCGAGATCGAGCTTGCCGGGCCCCGTCTGCCACCGCACCGCACGATCACGACACGCAGCCGAGCACACCCAGAAGATAAAGGGCTCGTCGTTGCACAGGATCTCGGCGTGGAACCCCTCAGCTGGTGCCAGCGTGCCGCGGCGGCGACGCCCCGTGTTCTCGCAAACCTCGCACTTCGTCTCGTCGCTCACTTCGCGCCTCCCTTCGCGTCGAGCGCCTGTTGCAGCCCACACGAACACGGAGGCGGCCCGCCCTCGAAAGTGGTTTCGCGACACAACCACACTGCGTAGTCGCACTCGGTCTCGTGCCGCCCGTACCTCGAGAGCGCCACGACGCCGTGCCGGAGCCGGTCGGCCTCGCGCTCGGATGCCAGCGCCGCGCGGGTTGCGCGCAGCTCCGCGATGAGGGCGAGCACGACATCAGGGGAGTGATAGTCGCCCTGTGCGTTGCAGAGCGCTTCGAGCGCGTCGAGGTCGATCGTCATCAGCCAACCTTCTTGACCTTCAAGAGCTCCGACAACGGGAGACCAGCATCAGCGGCACCGAGCTTGACGCCGATCTTCGCGAAAGCGTTCACCAGCTTCGGGAAGTCCATGTTGTCGATCGATGCCGGTAGACCCCGGAAGCGCATGCCACTCGACTGACCAGGACTCGCAGCGAGCTCGGTGCGGACGACGCGTTGAGCGGTCGCAGTGTCGGTTGCGCCTTTGACGCAGCCGATGAAGTCCACCGCGGCGGGTAGCAATGCAACCCACTTGCGGCCCTCGA